TGCGGAACCCTCTTTCTGGCGCCATACGAACGCACCGTAGCGCGAATCGCGCAAAGGTGCCGCCTTGTACCGGACAATGGCGTAATCGCGTTCTACGGGGTACGTATGGCCGTCTATGACCTCCTCTGGTGTCTCTAGGACGATGATAATCAGCTTGCCGCTGCGCGGGTTGCCTTCGGACATGGGGAGGTAGGTCATTGCTTTCTCTTATGGCCTGGGTTTAGTTCTTCGAACTCAGCTAGAGCTTCGAGTGAACGTCGGAATAACGTTTCCGACTCTTTAGGTTGATACCCATCCACCCAATCTTCAATCACACTTTTCAAAATTTCGTAGAATTCTTCGTTAGATGGCATCGTGTTCTCCTCTTGGTTGATAATCTAGTTCATCAACCTTCTCCACTCGAATATTGGTATGCGTTCCGCAATCTTCCGAATACCACGCTTCGTATTCCGCGCCGTCGATCGTGATCCGTTCGCCAAGGCGAATGCGGCGGTAGGACAGCGGGAGAGGAATAGTGGTGTTCTCGTTATCAACGTAAAGGATTTGTCGCATCTGACCTCCTATGTGCAAGCCACCGTTATAAGCGATCCCGTCGTGCCTGTCAAGCCTATACGGCAGCTATACGGATTTCCGGTTTCCAGGCGAAAAGCGTATAGGCTAAGTGGTTGAAATTGATTGATTATTTTTCTAGATATACCATATTCTTTCTCTTTTCTAAAAGTATATAAAAAAGAAGAGAGGAAGGTAATATGTTAATAAGAAAAGTTTCTGGTTTCACACGAAAAGTGGTATAGCGCGAAAATAAGTTGTTTTGTTTCAATAAGTTAGCGTATACGGATTAGTGGGCTTGTCTTTTGTGGCGCGCTGGTGTATATGGTTTTGGGCGCGATTTGCGTGAACAGGAGAGCGGAATGGCTTACGAATATGCAAATGAGCGGGAGTTCGTTTTTACGGAAGAAGGACAGCGGCAATTTCTGAAGATCAGGGATCGCGCCTTTTCTCTTTGCAAGACGGCAGGCGTGGCGCGCATGGAAGAGATTATCAGCGGCAGCTATGGCGATTCCTGGCAGCTACTCGCTTGCGTCGATAGGCTTGTGGAGATTGGCGATTTGCACGAAATTCGGCAAGTTGGATATGTGGCGGGACAACACAGGATTTTTTGGCGTTAGCCTCGATTTCGCTTGACTTTCCCGTCCCAATCGGGTACATATGCGTTGCGCCAACGTGCGCCGAAACCACAAACAGGAAAACAGAATGGCCAAGACCGACGTAGTTGTGAAGGACGACAAGACGAACGCTGTAGCGCTTGCGGGTGCTTTCGATGACGTGGACAATGGATTCGGGTCCATTGATTCCAGCGATTTCATTATTCCGCGACTGAGCATTCTTGGCGATCTTTCGCCGCAGATCAAGAAGAGCGATCCGAAGTACCTTCATGGCGCTGAGCCTGGAATGATTGCCGACGTTTCGCTTGGCGAGCTTTTCGAGGGTCCGGTTCACTTCCTGCCGGTTTACCGCGAAAAGCTTCAGCTTGAGTGGGCGCCGCGCAAGAGCGGCAAGGGCATCGTTGCCCGTCACTACAATGACCGTATCGCAGAGCTTGGGCTGGAGCGAAATGAGCGAAATGAGACGTTGACGGCGGACGGAAACGAGATCATCCAGACGATTCAGCTTTACGGCCTGAACCTGTCGGCGGATGGTCGCTGGACGTTTGCCAGCTTCAAGAAGAGTGGCTTGAAGGTGATGCGCCAGTTCATCACCAAGGCATCAGCGATTCGGATGCCGAACGGCAAGCCTGCGCCGCTGATGTACAAGACCTATCTTCTGTCGTCGTTTGACGATGCGGGCAATGGTAATTCGTGGAAGAACTGGCGGATTGAAGACGGCCCGCTGACAATGGACCTTCCGAACGCCGCTGAGGCTATCGAAAGTGCCAAGGCCCTGATGACTTCGATTCAGAGCGGCATTGCAAAGGCTGACGAACGAGAAGATGTGACGGATGATGAGACTATTCCGTTTTGAGGAGCGTAACCCATGAAGACCCTTCTTGCCATTTTCGGCGTGTTCTTTCTGATTGCCGCCTTGCCTCTTCTTGGCACTCTCGCGGGTGCCTTTGTGGGGTGGGTCGTCGGCCTGTTTTTCGAGGAAACCGTTATGGGGTTCTTCAGCCGTCTAGGATTTGACACCGCAGGCTATGCGATGTGGCAGCTAGGCGCGGCTCTAGGATTTGTGTCGGCTTTCTTTCGATCCACGACAACAAAGGAAAGCTAAATGCATCGGTCGGAAGAAGATTTCGATTATCTCCTTTGGTTCTGGATAAATGCTGATTTTGGCCCCTCAGACGGTGACGTTCGATATAGTATGAATCGGCGTTTTGAGAAAGAAACCGGGCGAAAAGTACCAGAAGAGTTTCAAGAGACAGATGAAGACTGAGTAATCCCCGACCCCGGCATGGCGCAAGTTGTGCCGGGTTTCTTGTTTGATGGAGAAGAATAATGAAGCGTTATCGAGCCTATCTAAATATTGGTTTTCCAACTGCCATTCGCGAAGAAACCTTCGAATTTGAAGACGACGCAACAAATGAATATATCGAGGAAGAAATCAGAGATTGGATGAATAACTATCTTGATTGGGGCTTCCAAGAAATCGAGGATGAAGACTGATGCCTCAAGCAACCGACGAACTACGCGCACGGATGAACCAGTTGTTTGGCGACCCCGTTGATGACGCGGGGCCAATCAGTTTTCTGGAGAAGCGCGGCTTTGTGCTGACATCCGCTTTCGAATGGCGATTGCCGCCCGGTGTGAAGACGTGGGCCGAATTGACAACCGACGAACAGAACTGTATTTGCTTTTTGTGCGATGAATGGGATTTTGGAGGAGTGGCGCTCGATGCGTGAATGGGCAAAGATTTTGCGAGTCGATGAAACACAAATTTTGTATTTCGTTGAGTATGATACGGAACACGAAAAGGATGAGATGGCGATCTTGCATCAGATGATTCAGGATGACGATGTGAACTTTGATATGAAGCTTCGCAACGTATCGGTCGAAACAGCTTTTAAGCTCTACGATAGCATGGATGAGAACGCGGCACGGAAGTTGATTGGTATCTACGAGAACACGGTGAGGGATTACTAATGGACCTTTCAGCCTTTGACACACCCACCAGCACGACCGACCTTGAAACGGTTCGCACGTTGGCCACGGAACTTCGTGATTTGGAAACCGAGATCGCGGAACTGGAGGAAACGTTGAAGCTCTTGAAGGGCCGTGCCAACGACCTGAAGACGCAAGAGCTTCCTGAAGCATTGGGCGATTTGGGTATGGAGTCCTTCAGCCTTTCGGACGGTTTCAGCGTCAAGATCAACGAAGTGGTATCGGGCACACTGCCCAAGGACCCTGCGGCCAAGCGTGCGGCCCTGGCGCTTCTCGCGGAATACGGTCTAGACGGCATTATCAAGAACGAAATCAGCCTTGCGTTTGGGCGAGGTGAAGACAACATTGCTAAGAGCCTTGCGGCTGAGCTTCGCGAAAAGGGCTATGAAGCCGACGTGACGGAAGGCGTGCACCCGCAGACGCTTGCGGCAGCGGTTCGCGAGCGCCTTCGCAGTGGTGAGGAAGTCGATACGCAGGCGCTTGGCATCTACTGCGGGCGTACCGTGAAGACAAGTTTCGGGAAGGTTAGGTGATGACTTTTGCCTTCTTTTGCCTTGCGATGGCAATCGTAAATGCAATTATTTTTGCTGATGTAGTCAGAGAATCCGCACCATTTATGTACTGGGTTTGGTTTTGTCTTAGTACGATTTTCTGGTTTACATACTTTGGCTACCAAATCGAGGAATATCTAAAATGATTGGCGCTGAAATTCTTGCATTGCCGATGGGTCCTAATGACGCAGATGCAGAAAATGTTCGCGAGTATTTGAAGGCGCTCCTAACCGAGCTTTGGCGCGAGGGCGAAAGTTTCTCGGGAAAGCGTCCATTCGGAAATAGCGGATGGGAGCGAGAGCTTCTAGAGAATATTGAGGATCATACACTTGATCCAGAAAGCGCTATTTTTAGGGCTATTGAAGCGCTATGACCAAACACATCGTTGTTGAAATAGACGATGTAATCGCGGACACGACGTCGCGTCAATCGTTGCTGAACGAAAGCTTTGACGCTTATCATGCCGCGTGCGCGTCGGACAAGCCGCGCGTCGATACCGTCGAGGTCTTGCGGGCGCTGAGTTCGCATGGCCACGAAATTCTGGCCGTAACGGGTCGCCCAGCGCGTTTCGACAAGCCGACCCTGGAATGGCTCAACCGATACAGCGTGCCCGTTGACGAGGTTCTGATGCGCCCTGACACCGATTACCGATCGGAAGTCGATGTAAAGGCTGCGCTTCTGGAGAACTATTTTGGTTCCTTGGATGCGGCACGTGAACGGGTGTTGGTTGGCTTTGAGTCTAAAGACCGGACGATTGAAGGGCTGCGCGATCTTGGGTTTACGATTTGGGGGCTACGATGACGGAACATCCTATCGAGAAGATCGGTGAAACGAAGTTCGGACATAGCGTGTATGCACAAGACAATGAAGTTGGCGGCACGACTTATTATTCAGATGAGTGCGGAGCCGTCTTTCCGATTTGGGATACGGCGATTGCATCACTAGAAACAATGCGTATTGCGCTTGAATTCGAAGAAGCATCTTACAAGCAATTGGTGGAGGGCTTTTGATGACGCCATCAGAACAGAAGATCAAACTTTATGACTTGTGTAAGCGTTTCGTAGAGGAGAACAACGTTTGGGAGGCATGTTGTGTCACAGACAACGACAGGACGTATTTGAATTCGATTGATCTTGTCGTGGAGATTTGCGAGATCGTGGGATACAAGGAGATGGAAGATGACGAATAAGCAAACATCAGACGGTGGCAGCACCAGCTACTACGAACTTCCGCCCGGTGCGACAGAGCTAAACGACTTGATAGAACACAAGAATATGAGCTTTGCAGTCGGTAACATTTTCAAGGCAGCTTATCGGCTTGGACAAAAGGAAGGCGCTGAAGAGGAGTACGATTTGCGAAAGATCATTTATTTTGCGGAGCGACGGCTGAAGCAGCTAGAAAAGTGGAAAGAAGCTGATTTCGCTGGCCATCGAAGCCGGTTTCTAGCTGCTTTGAGTGACGTTCGTTTAGATAGCGTTCGTGTTAGCGGTCCCGAAGTTCGCCCGAAGGGACAGCCAGTGGACGCCATCGCTGGTGGCGAGTTTGTTGTGAAGCCACCTAACACTGTTGTTCCTGCTATGTACGGCGGTCTTAAGACGGATGGCAGCGATGCTTTTTAGAAATTTGGATGTCACTCCGAATACGGTTCAGATAGATGAGGATGTTGTCGAGCGCCCTTCGTATGTAAGCGTAGGGCAGTGGACCGAGTTTTGGGAGAACGCGAAAGACGAGCATAGTTATGATGCGGGATATGAGGAAGGGCTAGCTGAGTCAAAGCGTGAACTTGACGAGCTAGAAAGTGAAAAAGAGGCGTTGGAAGACGAGATTGCAGACCTTCAAAAGAAAGTCAATGATCTAGAAGCTGAATTGAACGATACCTTGAACCGTTTTGATAAGGAATATGATCGTGGCTTTCAGGATGGTCTTGGGGCGGATGATTCATGAGAGAGGTTCGCAATCGTAGGTTAGTTGATCTTAACAGTAGAAAAAGCATAGGTCAAAGCAAAGCTTGGGAAAAGCGTCGCCCTGCTACCATTGAAGCTTATTTAGATAGTAAATGCGAAAAGAAGGAAAACGGTTGTTGGGAAAGTAAAAATTGCAGAGAAGGAAAATACAAAGAAGGGCAATATAATGGAGAGGAATTTCTTTTACATATAAAGAGTTACGAAGTGCATAATGGTCTCGTTCCTAAAGGATTGATTGTTAGACATAAATGCGATAATACTAAGTGTATCAATCCTGAACATTTGGAAGTTGGAACAAAGAAGGATAATCGGCAGGACTTTCTTCGTAGGCATCCAAAAGCAAAAGAGCTTATTGCTGAACTTGTCGAGAAGGGAACAGAGGCTATAAAAGGTTTTTGGGATTCAATTGACGAGGGAGAGCGAAAGGATTTTGTAAAGAGGCGCGCAGAAAAGCAGGCACAAATTCGGCGTGAAAGGCTGGCTAAATGCGAGTAATTGTCTTTGATACTGAGACGAGCGCGCTTTGGCAGAATACCCAACGCGCTCTTGCTAAACAACCTTGGACCGTAGAGTTATACGCCAAGCGCATTGACACTGAAACAGGTGAAGCCCTTGGCGACTACCATTCTTGGTTTAAGATCGGCGTTCCTATGGACGCCGGAGCCATGAAAGTTACAGGTTTGACGGAAGAATTTCTTCTGGACAAACCCACTTTTGTTTCTGAATCCGAGAAGATTCATGCGTTTATGCAGGATTGTGACGCTTACGCTGGCCACAATCTGCTCTTCGATTTGATGATGCTGAGCTTTGACTTCCGGCGTGCCGGGATTGATTGGGACTATTCGGATAAGCGCTTGATTGATACGGTCTCGGAAAATGAATGGCGATTTGGCTTTCGTCCGAACTTGACATTGCTTCACGAAACGTTTTATAATGAAGGATTCGACGGAGCCCACGGCGCGAAGTCGGACGTTGAGGCGACTGAACGTTGCCTTATGTATATGGTGAAGGAAGGTTCGCTATGAGCAATATCGATTTTCACGATGGCGGCGACGACGAAGACGATTTTGACGACGGCGGCAGCGGCCTAACCGATGATCAGGTTAACGCTTTCCTTCAGGAGCTAGCACACCTGACCATGAAGCACGGCGTTGAGATCGGCGCATGGGGCGATGCGGAGCCTTTCCTAGTGAAGACTGAGGCCAAGCATGGGTATTATGCGGCTGATGATGATCACGAAGGGTTGATGTTTATCACGGGGACAATGATCCAGTGATCCGCACTTCTTATTCATTTCGGCACGCCTACGGCTCCCCAAAGGACGCCGTAGCGCGGCTAAAGGAGATCGGTTGGACCGATGCCCCTCTAGCCGATACAACGGTATTTGGCTACGACGAATGGAGCAAGGCCGCGACCGACGCAGGGCTCAAGCCTATCTTCGGCGCGACGATTGCGGTTACGCCGTCGCTGAACGCCAAGAAGCCCGTTGTAGACGGCTTTACGTTTCTGGCCAATGAATCAATCCAGCCAGTTAATCTGCTGATCAGCAAGGCAACGGCACAGTTCCGGTATGTGCCGCAGCTTACGTATGCCGATATCGCGAACGTGGAAGGCGTCTACAAGATCGCGGGTTATCGTGCGCGGCTAGATGAGCTAGACCCGGCAGACGAAAATCTGTTTATTGGGCTGAGCGTTGCTACGCCGAAGGGCTTCGTTCGTGAGGCGCAGCGACGGGGCTTCCGCTTCATCGCACATCAGGAAAACCGCTACGCGGCTGAAGACCAGCGCTATGACTATGAGACGGCTTGCGGGCGCGGGGCGTCTTTGCAAACGTATCCGCAGCATATCTTGAGTGATGAGGAGTGGACGGCGGCGATTGAAGCCAAGGGTCTTGGCGATCTTACATGGGTTGCGTTGCGCAATCGCATGGTTGTTTTTGATAACTGTAATGCCACCCTGCCAAAAGCCTCGCTAATTGATCCGAAGCCCTCACAGACGTTGCGCGAGCTGTGCGAAGAAGGCGCAAAGGAACTCGGCGTTGACCTGAGCAATCCGGTTTATGCCGAACGCCTCGACACAGAGCTAAAGGTCATCGCTGACAAGAAATTCGACAACTATTTCCACCTTCTAAGCGATCTTCTGCGTTGGGCGCGACGGGAAATGCTTGTTGGCCCTGGTCGGGGGTCTTCGGCGGGTTCTCTTGTCTGCTATCTTCTGCGCATTACCGAAGTCGATCCGATCCCGCACGGGCTTCTGTTCTGGCGCTTCATCGATCCGAACCGCCCTGACTATCCCGATATCGATACGGACTTTTCTGCAACAGAACGTGATCAGGTTATCGAGTATCTGAAGCAAAAGTACGGGGCGGATCGTGTCGCAAAGATCGGTGCCGTTTCCATGTGGCAATCCAAGAACGCGATGAACGAGACGGCCAAAGCGATGGGCGTTTCGAAATATGAGACCACTGCCGTTATCGGATCGGTCACGAAGTATGCGGCGGGCGATTCGCGCTCCGATCATGCCTTGCAAGACGCCTTTGACCAAACGGCAAACGGCAAGGCATTCCTCCAACGACATCCTGAGATGGCGGTTGCGGGGCGGCTTGGCGGCAATCCTTCGCATTCCACGACGCACGCGGCAGGCTTGATCCTGACGAACGAGCCGCTTTCGCTTTACGTGGCCATGGACGCGCGGACGCAAACGGCACAGATCGATGGGCCGACTGCTGAGAAGCGCGGCGCGATCAAGCTGGATGCGCTGGGCCTGACTTCGCTTTCGATATTTCAGGATGCCTTGCGCCTTGCAGGGCTTCCCGTGGATCATCTGTCGCACGTCCCGCTAGACGATCCTGCCGCTTTCGACGTTCTGAACAAGGGGCATTTCTGTTCGTTGTTTCAGTTCGATGGGAGGGCGTTGCAGAACTTGACGCGCGAGGTTCATGTTTCGTCGCTCTACGATATTTCCACGCTTTCGGCGCTGGCACGTCCTGGTCCATTGAATAGCGGGGCGGCTTCGTCGTGGGTTAAGCGCAAGAACGGGCGCGAGGAAGTCACTTATGTTGATCCACGACTAGAGCCGTATCTGAAGCCGTACCTTGGCCTTCTGATCATGCAAGAAAGCGTGATGCTGATCGCGCGGGAATTGGCGGGACTGGATTGGAACGCCGTGGCAGCGCTGCGCAAGGCTATCGGCAAGTCCATGGGACCGGAAGCCATGCGGGCTTATGGCGATCCGTTCCGTGAGGGCTTGATCGCAAACGGGTTTGAGCCTGAGACGGCCAATCGCCTTTGGCAGGACATTCTAGGATTCGGTGGGTATGGCTTCAATCTTTCGCATTCGATTGCCTATGCCACGGTTTCTTATTGGTCGTGTTGGCTGAAGGCGCACTATCCATTAGAATTTGCCGCAGCCGCTTTGACGCATCAGGATGACTCAGAAAAGCAGATTGCGCTCTTGCGCGAATTGGCGCAAGAAGGCGTTTCCTACGTTCCGATTGATGCCGAGCAATCCACGGATCAATGGCGCGTCGGTTATCGCGATGGCCGAAAGGTTCTAGTTGGCCCCTTGTCGAATTGCATCGGCCTTGGTCCCAAGATGCAGCAATCCATCTTGTCGGCGCGGGCTAGGGGCGAGGCGTTGCCAGACCGAGCCGCCAAGCTACTGGCGAAAGCTGAAACCAAGATTGATTCGCTTTGGCCTATCGCTGATGCAATTCGCAACATCGATCTAGCGGCAAAGGGTATTCAGACGAAGCCGATTCCTATCGGCGAATACGCAGCGACCGACGAATGGGAAGAGGATCGCGTTGTTGTGGGCGTCGTCACGGTTTGCAAGGAACGGGACGAAAATGAGCCGCAGCGGATCGAGGATCGTCTAGCGAATGGCCGCGAAGGGCGCATGAGCGGCAAGACGGCTTATCTAGAAATGCGCGTTTCGGATGACAGCGGGACACTGCTTTGCAAGGTTGGGCGCAATGACTTCGATCCGCTCGGCAAATCGCTACTTGACAAAGTGCGTGAAGGGCATACTATCATCGCTTGCAAGGGCACATGCCCACCTGAGATTAGCATGATGCTGGTGAAACAAGCGCGGATTCTAGGAGAATTAAAATGACGCATATTCAGAACGCTCGCATCACAGATGCAACGATCCATTTTGAGCGCGGTTTTGCGCTCACGGCTTGGATTCACGTTGAAATGGAGTCGGGCAACCAAGGTTTTGGCGGCTTTGTTATGGGCGGTAACCCATTTGATGAGAACGTTGTTTGCGCCAAGCATCAGAACCAGAAGAATCTTGCGGCAGACGTTATTGGCGGGTTTATGGCGATTGCCGATGTGGAGTCGTGGGACAAGATGAAGGGCAAGGTTATTCGTGTAGAACACGAAACAAGTGGGTGGAATGGACCTATTTTGGCTATTGGTCATGCGGTCAAGGATCGTTGGTATCGACCGAAGGAGCGTATGGCACTCCTAACAGGTCGGACAGATGACTAAGCACCGCGACCCCGGCGCATGGAAACGCGAGGATTATCGTGGGGCGCACCGAAAAGGAGAGATCACATGGGGCGGTATTCGCTTTCTCATGGTGAAGGAAAAGGTTGATTCGAAGCCTCATCCGCGTTATTATGCCCTGTTGACCACGGATTACCAGCCGGTGGCCGTGGGTTCGCAGAATAACAGCGGTCGTGGCGATCCTGGTCCGCAGACCGTGGATGACTGGCTTAAGCTGTTTGCGGAGTGCTTTCCCGATACGGCGGATGGACGCGCTTTTTTGCGCGCAAGACTAGAGGAGATTGCAGCGTGAAAGATTGGCATTTGGGGCAGCGTTGTGTTTGTATTCGCGACTTTAGCGGAGAAGCAAGAGCTTATCCTGCTAAAGTGAGCTGGCCCGTAAAAGATCAGATTTTAACGATTCGTGGGATTGATAAGAGAATATCTAATCGTGGTAGCGAAGTTCTTGGGCTTCTTTTTGAAGAAATCACGAATCCTATTCTTTTGTTGAGCGACGGAACAACACGCGAACCAGCTTTTGGTGATTGGGATTTCCGCCCCCTAGACGAATCGCGCCTTGACCAGTTCCGCGCGCACTTGAATCCGAAGAGCGTAGAGGAGAAGATGGATGCCTAAGTATGTTTCACGTTTCGGTTCCGAAAGCGTTATTCTTCGATCTAAACCGGAACAGCAAGCCATTCTAAAGCTTTCAGCGCTTGAGCTAATCAAGCAAACTGCAAAGGAGATGAAAACGAATGCCTAACGATTGGATGGAATGGGTGGCTTTGGTTGGCCGATACGACCTTCCGGTTGACGTGAAGCATAACGATCTGGTTGAATATCGTTTGCGGGACGGTTACACGCATACGATTGCTGCGGGCCAACTCGAATGGGATGCTTCCCAAGAAGATTCCGATACGGATATCGTAGCTTATCGAAAGGTGTCGTAATGGCTGATATCAGCGTCGAATACATCAATCACATGGGAGACGATTTGAGCGTCGTGAATGCGGCGCGAGTTTCATTCAGCAAACAATCTGAAGCGATTGGAATTTGGCCAAATGAGCTTGAAGAACGCGATCAAAAGCTTATCCGCTACCTAGCCAAGCACAATCACGAAATGCCGTTCGCTCATCCTCATATCACGGTTCGCGTCAAGGCCCCTGTGCCTATCGCTCGGCAAGCGTTCAAGTCGAAGATTGGCTTCGTGGAGTCAGAGGAGTCGCGGCGCTATATCAAGACGACGCCTGAGGTGTACGTGCCGGATGTGTTTCGCTCCGCGCCGGAAGGGTCGATTAAGCAGGGGAGCGGCGAGGCGCATAAAGATTCGTCTTGGTGGCGAATGAAATATGCGCAAAATACGAAAGAAGCAATTGAATTATATGAAGATATGATCCGAAATGGCATTTGTCCCGAACAAGCCCGTTTCGTTCTCCCGCAAGGTGCTATGGTGAATTGGGTTTGGACGGGTTCGCTTCTGGCATTTGCACGGTTCTACAAGCTGCGAAGCGACGCGCACGCTCAGCAAGAGGTGCAAGTGTTGGCGCGGAAGGTTGGCGAGATTTTAGGGCCGCTGTTTCCAGTGAGTTGGGAGGCTTTGACGAATGCGGTTTGAAACAGGTGATTTTGTTTTCTGCCCAACGTTGGGTGCAAAAGAGGCATTCTATGGCATAGTAACATCGTTTTTAGGCGGGACAAAAAATTACGGCGAGCAATATGAAATCAAAGATGTATCAGATGGCACGGGATGGGTACGAACGACTAAAGAAGCCTTTATTGCTTATGGGCCTTTAAGAAACAAATTGTGACGTAAGTTAACGGTTAAAAGGTTTGACTTTCGCGGTCATCTCGTGTATAATTCACGGTCTTTCGCTATTCGGAAATGGCACCCATTCAAGCGCCCCTAGTGGGCGCTATTTTTGTCCCTGTAAGGTCATCATACATGCTTCAGACCACCGTTGAATTCGACACCCGCGCCACCTTGGCGGAATCCAAGTTTCTGGAATCCTATAGCCGCCTCAAGCCCGACAATACCTATGAAACGTGGGACGATTCGGTTGAGCGCGTCATGCGGATGCACCGCGAAAAGTACGCGGATCGCATGACCTACGAGCTTGATGGGTACATGCGCGAGGCCGAAGACAGTTACAAGCGCAAAGCGTTTTTGGGATCGCAGCGCGCCCTTCAGTTCGGAGGGGCGGAAATCCTGCGCAAGAACGCGCGAATGTATAATTGCACGGCGTCCTATGCGGATCGGCCGCGCTTCTTCGCGGAAACCTTCTGGCTTCTCCTGTGCGGCTGCGGCGTCGGCTTCAGTGTGCAAACGCAGCACATCGCCAAGTTGCCGGTTGTTCAAGAACCTACGGGGCGCCCGATCGTTCATATCGTCGCAGACAGCATCGAAGGATGGGCCGATGCGGCACAAGCGCTATTCGATAGCTACTTCCGTGGCACGCCACCCGTCAAGTTTAACTTTGATCTGGTTCGCGAAAAGGGCGCCTTCATTTCGGGCGGCTTCAAGGCCCCTGGCCCGGAGCCATTGCGCAAGGCACTCGATAAGATTCGCCCGATCCTGGATGCTGCTATCGGTCGCCAGATGGCCGATATCGAGGTTTACGATTGCGTCATGCACCTCAGTGACGCCGTTCTGTCAGGCGGTGTCCGACGCGCGGCCACGATTTGCATTTTCTCCAAGACTTCGGAGGCGATGCTGAAGGCCAAGACCGGCAACTGGTTTGTGGAGAACCCGCAGCGTGGGCGTTCCAATAACTCGGTTGCGCTTCTCCGGTCTGAAACCACATGGGAAGAGTTCTCTGCGATCATGCGGAGCGTGGAACAGTTCGGCGAACCGGGCTTTGTGTTCTTGGATGACCTAGACCACCTGTTCAACCCATGCGTTGAAGTGGGTATGAAGGGCAAGACGGAAGACGGCGTTTCTGGTTGGCAGGGTTGCAACCTTTGCGAGATTTCCGGCGCTTATTGCACAACTGAAGAGCTTTTCTTTGAAGCCTGCCGGTCTGCCGCTATCATGGGCACATTGCAGGCGGGTTACACGGACTTCGCTTATCTTGGCGAGGCGTCGGAACGGATTTTCCGTCGCGAAGCCCTGCTTGGCGTTTCCATTACAGGCTTCATGAATTCGCCGGATATCTTGCTGAACGCGGACACGCTGCGGCGCGGGGCTGAGATCGTTAAGGAAACCAACCGCGAAGTCGCGGCGCTGATCGGCATCAATCCTGCGGCCCGTTGCACCGTTGTGAAGCCTTCCGGCAATGCGTCGGTTCTTCTTCAAACGGCTTCTTCGACGCAAGGCGAACACGCTAAGCGCTACCTTCGCAATGTCCAATACAACGCCCTGAACGAGGTTCCGCAGCTTATCCAGGCGACTAACCCGGCAATGGTGGAACGTTCCGTTTGGTCGCAGAATGAGACGGATGTGGTTATCTCCTATCCTATCACGCCGCCGAAGTCGTCCCGGTTCCGGCAGGATATCATGGGCGTTCGGCAGCTAGAAATCGTCCGCATGATTCAAGAGAACTGGATCGAAGGCGGAAAGAACGCTGAGCTTTGCGTTGACGAGTCGTTGTCGCACAACGTCAGCAATACGATTACGGTCGATAATTGGGCTGATGTCGCGCGCTACGTGTACGACAACCGATTTACGTTTGCGGGTATCTCGTTTCTTGCCTATAGTGGTGACCGTGACTATGCGCAGGCACCTTTTACGGAAGTCTTGTTGGCGGATGAGATTCGCCGGAAGCATGGGCTGAACTGGCGGTTATTTGATGAGGTCTTTGAGGACGTAAATTATAACGTTGCTATTCGCCGGAAGCCTTGGCACGAGCTAAGCTTGCTCGAAAAGGATTGCTTGATCCTTGGGAAGTGGAATGCCATTCAAGAAACCTATGTGCCGATTGATTGGCGGGACCTGAAAACAAAGGACTACACGGATATTGATCAATTAGGGGCAATGGCTTGCAACGTTGATCCATTGACAGGAGTTTCAAACTGTGCTTGAAGTTTGGAAACAGGTAATTGGATATGAAGATTCTTATGAGGTTTCAAGCATAGGAAGGGTGCGGTCGATTGACCGCACGGTTAGTTGCAATACAGGAACAAGAGTTGTTCCGGGAGTTTTTCTAAAGCTAAATCCTCACAATAGAACTGGACATCCGCGCGTTTCGCTTTCACGTAAAAGAAAGATGACTTCTTTCTTTGTCCACACACTCATGATGCGCGCTTTTGTTGGTGAAAGACCAAAAGGATATCATATTTGCCATAACGATGGGGATTCAAGCAACAATCGATTAGATAATTTGCGATATGATACGCCTAAAGCAAATAGCCGTGATAAAATTATTCATGGAACAATTGCAAAAATGGAAAGGAACGGTTTCGCAAAATTAAATTCGGAAGAGGTAGAAAAGATTCGAGGCTTTAGAAAAGAGGGCAGAACACTCAAATCAATCTCAATTGAATTTGATACTTGTATTAGCAACGTAGCTAAGATATGTAATCACGAAACGTGGACAGGTTAGGAGAACCAAAATGCCCGACATTCGCGAAGAGCATATGAATGACCATTTCACGAAGTTCCATCTAGGGGGACTGCCATTCGCGGCAGTTATCCATCGGTTTACGCAGGCCGATGGCCCCGGCGCTGACCCTCACGACCATCCCTGGCCGTTCACGTCTACGATTCTAAAAGGCGGTTACGTAGAACAGGTTTTCAGCGTTGACGCTCCGATGACAATGTTGGAAAAATATCGAATTGCTGGCGAGACTTTTCGAAATGAAGCCGGAACGATTCATCGAATTACTCGTCTTCTAGCGGACGAATGCTGGACTCTCATTCTACCTGAGGAATGGGAACGTAAGTCCGGTTTCTATCAATTCGACGGACACGCTGTCTTTCATCGCTTCTGGGACGAACACGAATTTCAGCCCTACAAGGAGGACCGCAAATGATGCGACTCCTTGAATTGCTTATCTTTGGCCATGTCCACAAGTGGAAGGAGGACAAACGATTTGCGCTAACCGGCCCGAATTGGAACGGCGAACGCGCTACTATTGGTGAGAAAGTTCATTGTACGTGCGAAATCTGTGGTAAACCAAAGGCGTTTAAGCTTACATGACGTATCGAGTCTATGGATACACCGGCTGCATCTGGTGCGACAAGGCTAAGGAATTCCTTGGCGACGTTGGCGAGAGCTTCGTTTTCATTCCGCTGGAAACGGCTGAGGAGCGTGAGGCTTTTCTTGACGAGCGTGGGATTGAAGCGCCGAATCGGACTTGGCCAAGGGTCTACGAGGGAGAGACACTTGTCGGTGGCTACAGGGAATTGCTAGAAAAGTTCATGCCTGTGTGATTTAGGGCTTGACATAGCCGTCAAAATATGAAAGAACTTGAGCCGTGGGTATGTTGCCTGCGGCTTTTTCTATGAGGCTAAGATGAAATATTTTGAAGGCCAGATCGTCCATGTTCGTGGCAAGATCACGAATGAAGACGCTTACGTTCAGTTTGGTAGCGGGCCGGGATCAATGCTGATTCCAACCGAGCAATGCGAAATTGTTTGGAGCGAGAAGCCGGAATTGAAGATTGGCAATCTTGTGACTGTTAGCGGGATGGCATATCGAGATAATGTTTATCGGATTATCGGATCGGATAGCGATATCTTTTGGCTCAAGAACATTAAAGATGGTTCACGAATTACAATGCATAAGCCCAATGTTTTCTATTGGGGCGAAGGTACGTTGAAGTCTGCATGACAATCACCCCTGAAGAATATGAGCGATACCTCATGCCGGTTTCAAAGAAGACATGCGTTTACCACTACATGGACTTCAATCTCAGGGGAATTCCTGAGATTCGATCTGTCACGCTTCCCATGATTACTTGCCTTGGAGAAGGCCCATTCATGATCAAGCGCAGGGATTGAACGATGCCTAGTCTTTATATCAAGTGTGAAAAATGTACCGAGACTTTCACAATTTTTGAATATATTGCTGGAAGCGGCAAGCCAACAAGGAAAGCTGCCTTTGCAAATGGTTGGCAGACTATAATCATTGACGGAGAAGCGAATGATTTTTGCCCTAAGCATCGGAGTGAGGAGGAGAATTGACGGCGTGGACTGGTTGGTTTATGGTGCCTTTTTCGGGCTTTATCTGGTTTGGTGGGTGGTGAAATGATTCTATCAGCGCAAAGCATTCGGGCGCGTTGCGAGATGGCGACGCCCATGATTACACCATTTGTCGCGGAGAAGACGGTTTTACGTGGCAAGAGCTACGGATTGTCGGCTTGTTCGTATGATGTGAGGATTGCGCATGATTGCGAGCTAGGACCGCTTCATGGCGGTGATACGATCTATAACGATCCTATTCGTGGCATCGTCATGAATCGTTTATCGCACTACGCACTGGCCCACACAGTCGAAGATTTCCACATGCCCGATGACGTGTGTGGAACGGTTGTGGACAAGTCGTCTTATGCCCGCGTGTTCGTATCGGCGTTCAATACGTTGATCGATTCTGGCTTTGTCGGCAATTTGACGTTGGAACTGGTGAACTTGTCGAATGAGCCGGTGTTTATCGAGGCTGGTTCACCGATTTGCCAGATCATGTTTCATCAGCTTGACAAGCCTACGGAACGTCCGTATGGGCCGAAGGATAAGTATTACGGTCAGACTAAAACTGCGCATCCCGCGCGATATGAGGAGAATTAAAATGAAGATTTCGACGTTCGTTGCCAAGCTTGAATCGTTGAAGTTTCAGTATGGCGATCTTCCGGTTTCAACAGAAGATGGCATGGTTGTTAGCATAAAAGGAACGCCGTGCCGAGATGGTATTTACCGTGAAGTCAATGGCATCGTTCCAGAGCCTAATGAAATCTGTATCGATTTTACTTGCGAATAAGGAGAATTAAAATGAAGAAGCTTACGATTGCCGTTGTTCTCGCCACGCTCGCTTTGAGCGCTTGTACGGACGCCGATACAGTTTCGCACAATCTGTCGAAGGCCGCTGATCAGTTCGAAGTGAATCGCCGAGTGGTGTTCTATAACGGCATTACGGATAGCTATATGCTGGAGATTCAGGGTCTTTGCTCGCTAGGTAATAACGACAAGGCACGCGAAGTTACGGTCGTCTGCAAGACCGGTCCTGGCACCTACAAGAAGCATTTTCTCGGTCTTTCCGATAACGTCACGTATTTCGCTGAACAGCTAGAGCCCGTGGACGCCAGCGCCTACCACTACCGCGTCATCTTCAAGCCGCAGACGATCCTTCCCGATATCGATTTCCGTGGGGATGCGGGCGAGTTGCTGAGCGGAGGAAAGTGATGGAACGTATCACGCATTCCGCTTGCAAGACGCCTGATGATCGATTTTGGATCAAGAAAGCGCCAGCGCGTCATCATGACGTTTTTCGTATCATGCAGGCTCATGGCTTTACAGCATGGGGTTCGGAGGAAACAGGCTTTTGGACAAATGAACAGCGCTATGTAGACCGCGAAGAAGCGTGGCGCATTGCGGAAGCGGCAGGACAGCTAAACGAGCGCGCGCCAACCGATGGGCGAGGCGGCACGCTTTATTCGGAGGACGTGTGGTAATGATAAGCCGCTTTATTTCATGGGCCTACACATATCATCTCTACGGCCCTAGATGCCCTGACACCGATCCCGATTGCCCGTGCTGCTTTGCGTGGCGATTGCATGACTTCTATTTCAATGGTGGGGATGATCCGCATGAAACTGAGGGCTTCATATCGAGGATGTCTCCTGAGCAACTGAAGAAGGCGCTTGAATACGATGGTCCGTTGTCATGAACACGCGTAACGCGACTGTCGCGGTCATCCAGCGCGGAAGCCATACGCCAAACCAGCGATCCAATTTGATCCGCTGTGCGCATCGTACTCAGTTGCTAAGGTATCCGGTCAAGGAGAAGAAGAGTTACGGAGGCAAAGTGGCGTGAACATTGAACAAGCAAAAGCAGCGGCAGGACGACGAATTGCGGAAACGCGGCGACGGATCGAAACTGATTTGCCTGCATTTCTAGCTGAGATTGCGGAGCGACATAACAACGCAACTCAAGATCGATATGATTCATGGGAAGCCCGTAACGATCCGCTAACCGTTCGCGTCGCAAAGGCACTGTGTGCGGCTGGTTTTCATGATTGGCCGGTTGCGCGCGACGGGGTTTCGGCGTACAACGCCTTATCGGAGCGGCGCTATTGGATGCAGCTAGCGGAAGCCGCTATACGGGAGATAGGACATGACCAAGGATCAATTCGCTGAGATCATGCGTGGTGCTGTCGAGGAATGTTCGCGTGACGGCAACCCGTCGTATTATGCGGTTCGGTTGATCGTGGAGAACGCGGCAACGGTGTTTCAACGGGAAGAGCGCTATTGTCTTGACGCCGATGGCGATCCGATGTTTGATCGCGCGGCGTTTATTCGCGATTGCGGGTTGTGAACCGCATTGACCGCATCATGCGCGATTTGTGCCTGATGGCTCAAGACACGCCCGCCGTAGGCCAAGCACGGCTTGCGGCGGCGATCGTGTATCGGCGTCAGGTCGTGGCGTATGGCGTCAATCAGCGCAAGTCCCATCCATTGCAAAAGCGTTTTGGAAAGAACAGCGATTCGATTTATCCCCACGCCGAGGTTAACGCCGTTCGCAATAGCGTTAACCGGATGGGTGGGGTTGACTTCTTGCGTGAAAGCGTGTTAATCGTGGCTCGAATGCGCGTGATCGACGGCAAGTGGCGGCGTGGTCTTGCCAAACCATGTTCGGGATGCGAGCGTTGCATCGAGGCGTTTGGGATTCGTGATGTTGTTTGGACGGAGGATGAGTAGATGGCTTATTGCAGATGGAGTTCCGATAACTGGCGATCGGATGTCTACGTTTATGAATCGGATCAAGGGATTGCGATTCATGTGGCGGGGATGCGGTACGTAGGCGAAAGGCCGGAAGGGAGTTGGATCAAGGAAAAGGATGGCAAGCTGGTTGTGGACGAAGACTTTGCGCTTCGGTCGCGGCAGTGGCTAGAAACGGCTGATATGGTTGCGATCGGTGGACCTAGTGACGGCGATACCTACGCGTGCGATCATGCTGAGGCCCTGGAAACGCTTGCGCGTTTGCGCCGGGAAGGATATCATGTGCCGCAGCATGTGATTGATGAGATTCGGGAAGAGCTAGAGGAGATGAAGGTTGACTGAGAAATATACGCTCGAAAGGGTTTACAAGGTTTTTGATAATGAAAGCGGGGCGATGATTAAGATCAGTCCCGACGTAGATGGTTTAGGACTTATAGAACTTGATGGCGGCGATGATTATGGACGTTTGACACTTCCGCCTGAGTTGGCTGGCATTGTAGGACATGCGATTCTTCATTGTTGCGATGATGTTGAATTCTTTCAAAAGCGCATTGAAGAAAAGCTTACGAACAAGGAGAAGACCGATGTCTGAGAAGACGTTTCGCGATGAGTTGGCAATGTTGTTCGATACGGAAGGATATACATTTGAATCTTTGCAGGATTTGTTTCGCTTTGCAGGACACGAATATTCGCGTGAAGCTGATGCGTTGAAGGCTGCTAGCATGGCGGCGCAAGCCAAGCTCCGATATATGTACGCGGATGCTATGTTGCGGGCGAGTGGTCGGGTAGAGAAGACGGCTCCGGCGGCTGATGCGGATGGGTGGATCGTACATGACGGCAAGGGTATGCCCTGCGATAAGGAAACCGTTGTTGATGTGAAGTTCAGAGATGACGATACATCGTATGGTTCGGATGCAATGTTTTGGGACGGACCACTGCCAAAGGATAGTTGGTGGAACCATCAAAACAGAAGTTGCGACATCATTGCTTGGAGGCACGCACGATGAACACGTTCAATAACGCAAAGGCCGACACCTTGCGGCGCGAGTTGGGGAAGCTTCAGTGCTGGTTGACCGGCTATCATGCGGGCGCGGGGCACCGGACAGGAGTGATTGGAGTAGGGATTCCTGGCGAAGATGCTGTGCGTCAGGCGCAATTGTTTTTGGAAGACCTGATGCGGGAAGCTGCGGAACGGACACCGGTTACGGAACCGGAAAAGCCGCAGCCCGTGGCTGCTGCGGACGGGTGGATCACACATGACGGGAAGGGTATGCCAGTTGATGGTCTGACGGAAGTTACGATTAAGTGCCGTGATGGATATGAAGGAGCCGATTGCGACGCAAGTTTTTGGTACGGCGGTGAAGAAGACTGGTGGACTTTTGGATCACCTAAAAACACAGGAGATGAAATCATAGCGTACAAGGTTGTAAAGTCATGAGTCTATCCCTTACAACGATTCCCGAAGACGAGGTTGAACGTCTTTACCGTATTGAAACGTTAGCGATGGGCTATAAGCGGGTCATGGAAGACAGCGACATGCCCGACGCAGAGTGGGAGGCAAGGCAACGGGAAACGCAGCAGTTGTTGTTCGAGGCGCTAGGATGAGCCCTGAAGTTTTGACAAACGGATTGATCTTCTCGGGGCTCCTGTGGCTCCTTCTGGTGGTTCTCGTGGCGTGGTGGATGGCATGATCGATTGGTTGGCTCTTGGTAAGGCTGTTGTGGCTGCAATCGCGTTGATTGCGGGCTTTATTTTCTATGTATTTGCGCTTGGGCAGTGGCCTTTGATCGTGTTGCCGCTAGTCGGGGTAGGATTAGCTGGCTCCTTCGTGTTCTTATTCTACGTAGGGTTTGCACGGCGATGAAGATCATTCTTGAATACGAGCCCGGTGAGGATCATGTCTGGGCGCTGAAGGCGGCGCTTGCAGCTTTGGAGGAGTATGGGAAGCCGAAGGACGGGACGCCGTTCAATCTGATTCAGTTCACGATGATGGGAGGCGAGGTCAAGCTCTATGCTGTCAAGTGGAATAAGGCGAGTGTGAGTGTTTGGAGGCAGTGATGGCTCACGGCAAGAATGCAGCGAAGCGAAGAGATCGTGAATATTGGTCGCCAAGGCTTGGTGGTAAGCATTTTTCTTTGCCGCATGGGAAGTTTGCTAAGTGGTTGACGCATCGCCGCGAACGACGAAAAGGTGACAAAGAGACGCGGGAAGAAGCTGCTGAGCTGCCTTATGAGATGCCGATTGATGCGTGAGCTTTTCATGATTGTTCCGCCGTTGAATCCTTGGGACAAGCCGCACGCTGAAACGATCTATTTCGAGTTAGGGCTTATGACGATCGCAAAGACAGCGGGCGAGGCTTGGTATAAACACACGCGCGGCGATATGGGGAAGGTACAGGCATGGTTTGATCGCGGTTATCGGTTGCGGCGCGTTCGGTGTGAATTGGTTGAAGAAGGAGAAATGAAATGAGCTATAATACATCAGTAGTCATGATTTGCGGCATGTATCTCGCGTTCTTGTGCCTTATGGTCGTTTATGTGGGTTGACTTGCGCCGGGTTATGGTGTATGCGTTGGGGTTTGGAGACGTGAAGGCATAAGAATGGCGCAAATCGAATCATACGCAGATATTCCAGAGGTCAACGCATACGTCAAACGCCACGGGGCACAGTTCCGTTCGGCGTCGAAGGCGGTTGTAGAGGAGAAGGTTGGAGAGTATTTTCGCGAGGTCGCCAAGATCAAGTTCTCGCGCGATGGGACCGTCAAGGCAACACCTGGATACGAACCGGATGAAGCGGAAGGCGAGCGGATCGCGTTCGCTATTCGCAATGGGCAGTGGCCTGTCTGGCGCATGGCAACGGAAGCGGATGAGCCGCCCGACGCCGTGAAGCGGGCACTAGCCGAGAACCCTGACGACGTGTTTGCTTATCGCGATGTGACCGGCAAGCGCATATACATGTATCAGGTTCGATACATGACCAAGAAGGGCAAGCGGTCCTATCATGCGTGGACCATCTACGAGGACAACGTTTGGCGTCCATGGGAACCGGATACGGAGCATCTACCGCTCTACGGCCTGGAAACGCTGAAGGACAACAGCGTTGCGATCATCCATGAAGGCGCCAAGGCCGCTCGGGCGATGCAACGCATGATCGCACAAAAGACGGCGAAAGACAAGCGCCTGTTCGAGAATCATCCATGGGCGCAAGAGCTTTCGTTCGCGGCTCATGTGGCGTTCACGGCGGGCGCATTTGCTGCCAAGGACACCGAATGGGAGATGTTGCGCCGTAACGGGATCGAAAGCGTCATCATCATTCCCGACAATGACGAGGCGGGACGGTCCGCTGTTCGCGACATCAGCAAGGCGGTCGGGTTGCCCGCGAAGTGGGTTCAATTCGATTCGCGGTTCCCGTCGTCGTTCGATATGGCTGACCCAATGCCGGAGGCGTTGTTCGTGGAAGCGGACGGGAAGAAGCATTGGAAGGGGCCGACGTTCGGAGAACTGATTACGCCTTGCACATGGGCGACACGGTTGATTCCGAACCCCGACAAGCCGGAAAAGATGATCGCGACGCTGAACAGGGCGTTTCAACGGGAATGGTTCTATGTCGGGCAAACAGGGTTGTTCGCTTGGCGGCACGATCCGCGCATTCGCTACAACGAAACCAGCTTTAATGCCAATATGCGGCGCTGTTCTGATGTGAAGGACACGGCGGCGCTTGTGTTACAGGGTTTGACGGATAGTATCGACAAGCTGACGTATCGCCCCGACTTGCGGTCGCAGAATGGCGATCGGCGCGTGAACGAGGGAATCGGCGAAACGGCGCTGAACACCTATTCGCCAACCAATGTCAAGGCCATACCGGGCGACGTGACGATGTGGCACGAGTTCCTGGCACATCTGATACCCGATGAATCCGAACGCAAGCTTGTGGAGCGGTGGATCGCAACAGTTGTTGCGCGGCCAGCAACACGAATGCGTTATGCGATGCTTCTGACCTCAGCCATGCAAGGAACCGGCAAGACCACGCTTTGCGAAGCGGTGTTGCGTCCGCTTGTTGGCAAACAGAACTACAATGCCGTCACCGAAGACACGATCATGAACCCGCAGTTCAACGACTGGTTTGTTGAAAAGACGCTGGTTGTCGTGAATGAGTTCTACCAGAACAAGACTAATCGCGCAGGAAACAAACTGAAAAGCGTGATTTCCGACGATATTGCGATGGTGAACACGAAGTATTTGGTTCCCTATGCTATCCGCAATCACGCGCATTTGATTGCTTGTTCTAACACGGCTGTCGCGGTCGGAATCGAGGACTCGGATCGTCGTTGGCTTATTCCGACGTGTACGGAAGAAGCCTGGAAGTGGTCGGATAAGTTCTATCGCTGGTTGCATAGCGGTGGCTTGGAAGCGATCAAGCATTGGGCGGATACCTACGGTGATTACGTGACCACGGGCGAGCGGGCGCCGGATACCAAGGCCAAGCGCATGATCGTGGAGGAATCGCGCACGCCTCGCTGTCAGGAGGCTTATAACCTTTGGCGGGCTTTGGAGGAGCAAGGGGCGGAACGGTCGATATCGCAGCGCAGGCTGAACAATTGGCTGCGCGGGTTCGATGCGGGCTATGCCAAGGATAAGGACGTAGACTATCGAAAAGCGATCCTGGAAGCGGGCGGATCGATCCTGGATGAGCGCATGAGCATCGACGGACGACCTCAGTATGTGATGGTCACTTCGGCTTTGAAGGCAAAGATGCAACAGTTGGATAATGAATTGCGGCGAAAACTTGTTCGTGAATCGCTGCTTTGTGACGAAGATATGGCCAATCCGACCATCTAGCTATACGAGTGCTATACGGAAAACAGGGGCTTCGGAAAATTTGGTATAGCGTAAGCCCTTGATTTTCCTATCTTTTATTTCTTACTATACCACTTTTCTTCTTCTAATAGAAAGTATATAGAAAAATAATAAGGGTAATAATATCATCAGTTAAAAAGTTTTAGGTTTCACCCGAAATTCCGTATAGCTGTTCGTGAAAGCCCTATGAATCAAGGGTTTGAGCTATACATGTCCTGAAAGGAGCTTCTTTTTGCCTACGGAAACGGACTATAAACGGGCTTTTAGGGCCTCTTGCGGCGGTTGGACCAGTGCTGTTGAGCCTGGAAGGGGCGGCGATAGCGGCGCGGCTGACTTGCTGGTGCTGGTTGGACAGCGCATTGTGCCCGTGGAACTGAAGATCGGCCAGCTTGGCGACGATGGCTTGTTTTGCTTCCATAAGCCGGGGATACGGCCAGCGCAGATCAGTTGGCACTTCGAATTGGCGAAGGCGGGCGGGTTCAGTCTTTTGGCCGGTGGACATTGGATGGACGGCTGGTGGCAAACCTATGTCTTTGAGGCTGCGAATTTGAGCGGTTGGCGTGATGGCCTTGTGCCGATTGCGGACACGGAACACGAATCCTTGGTCGAGTTGCTCCCTTGGTTGGTTGATGTCTGGGTCAGTTAAATTGACTTTTTGCGAGAAATATGTTATTTTCTTTGTTTAACGGAGAATAACATGAACGATTCGCATGATGAGTTTAGACATAAGATCATTGGTCATTGGTGTACTTATTGCGGAGATAACGCCGAAGAGTTTGACCATTTCCCGCCGCGTGCCGTAACCAATTACGGTCTGCTAGTTCCTTGCTGTAGAGAGTGTAATAGTCACATATCGACTTTGTATGCGTTTTCCTTTAAAGATCGTTCGCTTTTAGCAAAAGATAAGATCAGGAAAAAATACTCGAAGCTTCTTCGAATACCTGAATGGGATGAAGAAGAGCTAAACGATATGGCTCCTCATATGCGTGATAGCGTTCTAGATGGTCAACGGATTCAAGAAATTATAAAGCAACGATTAGCTTGGGACTCGTGGTCTTATCTAAAGGGCATTGACATTAAAAACGATATAGAACGGGTCGTTGTAGAAATAGACCTAATTCTTGGAAATATGAAACGCGAATTTGACCGCTCAGAGCGTTTGAACAAGAAAAACGATCAGGACTTGCTCAAACCCTAGAAATCGCGTCAGCGGGCTTGTATGGCCGAATACGGGGCTATTGGACGTGATATGGTGGGTTGGGATTGCAGTGGGCAAAGAAAAAGGCCCCGGAGGGCCTTAATTTTTCATGTATCGGTCAACATGCGAGCGGCCTGATTCATCGCTTCTCTCTTAGTTTGAGCGAAATTGATAAACACGCTCGGATTCCATTTTCCCATCACGCGCCACCGAAAGCCGTCATAGAACTGCGCCTTTTCCACCGTAACCTTATGCTTGCCTTGCACGATCTCGTACTTGCCTGCGGCTATGCGATGTGACTTCAGGTTCATGACTGCGCTCTCCTGTTTTGGCCTAGCTCCTTGGGGCGTCGTGCCGGTTTCGATAAACACAGCCTGCGACATATCGCCTTAGCCGTCAAGCGGTCAAATCACGTTTTTGTAAATTATTTTTGGGCTTGACAAACGTAATGAAATAGCTTATAATCATGAGCATAACTCGCCAAAGCCTCTCCCAACGCATTGTCGGTTCTACTTGCATTGCCCTGGTCGAGTCTTAAAGGCCAAAGCGCGAGTCTCCTGCCTCCGCATGAAGCGTATAGAGGCGGGCGCGACTAGACGGGCTGCTTCTCTCCCGGTTCGTCTAGTCCTCAGTTTGAATTGGGTGCGATGCTGGAAAACGCCTAGCCATTTGGTTTTAGTGAGGTGCTTCGGCTGCTGTTCCCAATAATGCCAATCGTGCCAGAACCCCGTGGCAAGGGCACGACAACCGCTTGAGTCTTGCGTAATGCTGACGAGGTTGAAAGGGGTGTTACAACTGGCGAAAGCCATGCGCCGCGAATGGCGCACTTATTCGATGTCTACAGGGGTCATCGACCCTTAGGCAGAGACGTTCTGAGCGTCTAGCCTTAGCCGCTTTGTGAAGGCGGCTAGAAATTGCTTAGTGGCCAATGCTTAGCTTCGGTTGTGGCAGACACTAGGCTTGAGGCGGGATCACATCGGCTGCAAGCTGCGATCTTGACAGGACGCCCGCCTTTTTGAATTTCTGGGTGTAGCTCAGTTGGTAGAGTCCCGCGTTTGGAGCGCGGTTGTCGTTGGTTCGAGTCCAGCCACCTAGACCATTTTGAGTGGGAGTGATGAGGAACGCTAACCCAGAAGCGTCTAAGTCTAGGGGTAGAAGCTATGTTTGGGTTGAATAGCACAATGCAACCGCCCCGCTCAATTCAAATCAGGACGTACACGGCCCGGTAACGGTGTCCGTCTTCGCGGGAGACTCCGATCAGACCCGCTTGCATATAGAGCCCGCTGACTTTCGGATAGAGCGGGTTCCGTCCTGATATCATCGTTCAACTATAATGAACAATCGAGTTAATTGTCAATTATTTTACGATATAAGCCAAGGAGGCCAAATGTCTGAGGATAACCCGGTTGGGCGTCCTTCGCTCTTTAGGGAAGAATACGGCGATGTCATTATTGAATGGATGGACAAGGGTTTTAGTCTTACGGCGGCTGCATCACGTCTAGATGTTAGCCGCCAAACTGTTTACAATTGGGTAGACGAACACCCCGAATTCGCAGCCAAGGTGAAGATAGCTCAATCAAAGCGCCAGTTCTTCCTTGAGAATCGCCTACTGAAGGCGACTGAAGGCCCGGTCGTCACCTCTTCCATCTTCGCCCTCAAGAACGCCGCCCCCGCCGATTGGCTAGAGAAGACCCATACAGAGGTCACGGGCAAGGACGGCGGGCCGATAGAGTCTAAGCAGTCGCTTGACATCACGGGCCTATCCGATGCGGTACTAGAAGAACTGCTTTCGAAGTTGGGGCAAAAGTAAAGGGCCGTAAAGGCCCTTAATTACTTCCTAGAAGTCTCAAGCTTTCTGGGATTTCAAGATCAAAAACAGGGTCAAGCTCTACCCCTCCTCCCTCAAAAGACCAAGCGTCCCACCCTCGTGTCTTAATTCCTAGCATAGCTAGTTTCGAAAATTGATAGAAATCTTCTCTTTCGAATGAAGATCGTGGATCAATTAGACATGTTGCTTTGTAGTATGCCATCTCATCTCTCCGTTCTCAACACCCACAACATAGCCCGTGGTTTGGGGCTTGTCAACTAGAAATATTGTCTTCTTTGGTTGGGCTTACAGTTCCAACGATACGTTTCTGTGTATAGTATTCATTTGGAACACAATCGTACTTACCGCGCTTGAATTCAATGATCTTGTAAGGCTCTTTCATTGTATCGGCCCAAGCTTGCGCTTTTGCGAATGCCCACGCTTCCGAGCATGGTTTGAGAGAAAGAAAATAGCTCATTTAAGCCACCTTCTTAAGAAGAAAAATTTCAATCGAAGCATCAGCCGTGTAAATTTCGGCAAGCTGCGCAATGATATCCTGACGATCAATTGCGTATGTTTCCATAAACTTGGAAACGCCGTCGATGTATGCCATGAAAGCGAACTTGGACATCTGCTTGCTCCGTTTCGATGATTGATATTCGCACACGGCCGAAACCCTGTCAACAAGAATCCGCAATCTCTCGCGATTTAATTTCGGCATATTCTTCAACGGCCAGAACGTACAATCCCCAATCCGTCCGCTTTCGCCCTGGCCAAACCGATGCCTTCTCAAATCCCATACCACGCTCTAGAGCATATTCCTGAGCCTTCTCGATGAAGGCAAAGAAGTCCCAAGTCGGTGGCAAAGGATCGCCTTCCACCAGCCCTTTTGACCGGAGGAAGGCGCGATAAAAATCGGTGTAAACCGAAAGCTCTTCGACTCTCTTCATGCAACCATCCACATCGAACCGTTCTTGGTGATCAGGCCCTTCTCAGAAGCCATACGGAAAGCAGCCGAGTAAGCAGCGCGGGTGTGCGAGACGTTGAAGTAGGAAGCGACGAACCAAGACTGACCGGCGTTGATGGCGTCCACGATCTCGTTAAAGCAGACTTCGACAGAGGGGTTGAGGTTGCGGGCCATTTGCTTCGTTCCTGTGTTTGTCCGTTTCGATGATCAAGTTATAGCCCTACCCCAAATCCCTGTCAACCACTTTCTCGCATCCAACGCAAAATAATCAGAAGGACCAGACCCCATGTCCATCGAACGAATCCTAGGCATCTGCATTCTCGTAATCTTGGTCGTATGGCTGGCGACAAGGGTTCTGTAGGCAAAGGAAAAGGGGCTTAGCGCCCCTTAACCATTTTATACGTAACGCCTTGGCTTTCAAATAGGCGGGTTGCCCAATCGCCGTCTAGCGGGTTGAAGCCTGTCATCGAGCCTTCTGCGATGAGGCCGCGTACAAGCTTTAGGCCGCTAACAAGGGCGTCCCGCTCAGCGGTCAGGGATTCGATTTCAAGCGCATCTCGCTCTGAATCAGAACAGAGCTTTTCCCAACCCTGCATGGTCGCATCCATGTTGGCGAACTCTTCGTTAAGCCGACGCTTCAACTCGTCGCGTTCAGCCGTCAGGGATTCGATTTCCTCAGCCGCTTCCTTAATGACGCCCCGCAAATTGCCAGGATGAGCGTTTTCGTACAGCGTCCATTCGCGAAGTTTATCGGCGAAAGTCTTTTCCATCACTTTTCTCCCGTCTTCGGCACCGCCACCATCTCGCAAGCATACACGTTATGCTGACGGGCGCAATCGCGGAGCTTGCGTTCATACTTGTTAGGTGATCCAAAAATCAAGATCGCAAGCCCAAACCCAATTATCAGGGAGCCGACCCCGACAAGTGCTAGAGACTTCATCATCGTCCTTCCTCCACAACATACCCACGCGCCACCAAGAACGCACGGGCTTCGTCTAGCATGTGGGTGGGCAAGCTGTAAACGCCTTGGAACTTGCGGCCGGGTTGGGTGAAGCGGATGGTGATCATTTGTAAAATACCTTGTTGATTAGATTTCGAGTTCGCGCAGGAAAACGCGATCGTTTGCAATTTTTCGAATTTCAGCAGCTAGCTCAAAGTCGCGCTCAGCCAACATCTCGGAAACAGTGTTTGCATTATCACCAAAAGGTGCAACATGCTTGGAGTTGGATGCGGTGTTTGCGCCCTCAATTATAAGAGCGGCACGATTCAAGATTTGGTTCATTTGTAAGCGGTTCATCGTCTTTCTCCTACGGTTCCCCGTTACGTGTAGCTGAGGATGGGTTGGGTGTCAAGTACCGTAAAAATCAGAATTTTCGCGAATTGAATATGTTGCTGGATTTCCGTTGCCATCTATAAAAGAAATCTCAATCTTTTCGGATGTCACGCGCTTGACGGTCAAGTCCTTAATGCGGGTATTGATGCACTTTGAAACAACAAAACCGCTCGCTGTCTCCAGATCATTTGCGGTTATAGCCCAAGCTGTTGTGAAAGGCAACTTAGATGGCACAGCTTCAATGATAAAGGTCTTCATCTCTCTTCTCCTTTGTCCACAATCCATGTGTAGCGGGTTTGGGGTGGGTGGTCAATCGCTTTTCTTCGGCAATCTAGCTTCTGGCCAGCCGAGTTTAGCGCACCAAACGGTTCGCGCTTCTAGATAGCGCCAAGGAAATTCATCACCGCAATTTCTAACATAGTCGTCTTCCCAACGCAGCGCAGTTATCTCCCAAGCCTTTGCGCGATATTCTCCTTTGCCTAGCAGCATATCGCAAGCTCTTTCGTGGGCCTCCGCTCGGAAGCGGAGGAGGGTTTCGTATTTGTGTCGGGCGTAGATTTCATCCATTCCTTCGATCATGCCACGATCTCGCGAGTCTCGATTTCGATAAGCTGGCAGGAGTAGAAACCGCCAAATTCGCGCATCCGAAAACCATGAGCGCGGGGAACGATGCGGATTTCAACGGCGCTGTTGTGGTTGTCCTGAGTGTGCATTTCGATCATTTGTTTGCTCCGTTGTGTTCGCCTTTTGTGATTACGAATATGCCTGACCCGATAACGAGTGTCAACACATAAAATGCCTAAACCCGCATCTATTCCGCTTAGTCGCCTACCGAGCGTCGATCAGATCGAAACCGAGCTTAGCCGTCGCCATTGTCAGCGCTCGTTCCGCGAGTTCGCTAAGCAGGCTTGGCATGTCATCGAACCGTCCACCTCGCTCAAATGGAATTGGGCGATGGACGCTATCTGCGATCACCTCCAAGCCGTCCACGAAGGTCACATCAAGCGCCTCCTGATGAACGTGCCTCCTGGTACGTCTAAATCGACGCTGACGGGCGTTCTCTATCCGGCTTGGGTGTGGACGCAAGACCCTTCGAAACGCTTCCTAGGGACGGCCCATAAGGCTGAGCTTGCGCACCGAGACAATCTGAAGTGCCGTCGTATCATTCAGTCCGAATGGTATCAGAAGCGTTGGAAGATCGAACTGACGGGCGATGCTAACCGCACAACCAAATTCGAGAACACAAAGACCGGCTTTCGCGAATCGATGGCCTTTACTGGCATGACGGGTTCCCGTGGCGACTGCGTGATTCTTGACGATCCGATTAGCGCGGGCAATTCAAATAGCGAAGCCGAGCTTTACAAGGCCGAAATCGAGTTCACGGAAACGCTGCCAACGCGCGTCAACAATGACGAATCGGCCATTATCGTCGTGATGCAGCGGCTTAACGAACGTGATACGTCTGGTCTCATCCTGAGCCGCGATCTTGGATACGAACACTTGATGTTGCCTATGCGCTTTGAGCCTGAGCGCAAGTGTTATACTTCGATTGGCTTTGGAGACCCGCGCACCGAAGAAGGCGAATTGCTCTTTCCTGAGCGCTTCCCTGAATCACAGGTCGCAAGCCTAGAGAAGACGATGGGATCGTTCGGCGCGGCTGGCCAGTTGCAGCAACGGCCTATTCCGCGTGGTGGTGGACTCTTTCAGCGATCTTGGTTCAATCCGATCCGAGAAGTGCCGCAGGGCACACGCTTCTTCCGAGGATGGGACTTAGCCGCTTCCACTAGTGCTACTTCGGCCTATACCGCAGGCGTCAAGCTTGGCCTTACGCCAGAAGGCCGGATCGTTATTGCCCATGCTATCCGTGACCGCATGACGGCTGGCAAGGTCATTGCAACTATTCGCGCAACGGCTATGGCCGATACTGAGAAAACAAAGCTATCGATCCCGCAAGACCCTGGCCAAGCGGGCAAGGCTCAAAAGGAAGGATTCGCGCAACAGCTTCGTGAGTTCAATGTGCATTTCTCGCCTGAGTCTGGCGACAAGGTGACGCGCGCCGAACCTTTCGCGGCACAAGCCGAAGCCGGTCTTGTGGATATCGTCGTTGGCGAGTGGACAGACGCCTATCTAGACGAGATTTCAACGTTCCCGAATGGATCGTATCTCGATCAGGTAGACGCGACTTCGCGCGCCTACCATTTGTTGTTGCGGGAAACAGCAAAACCAAAAGCGACTATCGGCTGGGGTCCGAAGTTGGTTAGTTAACGCCCACCCTCCACGGCCTGCCGCGCCTGCTCTTCTAGCATTGCCGTCTGCCACCCGTCAAGCCACCATCGGCCCTCGTTGGATGGATGCTCGTAAGGACATTCTGTCCAATCCTTGCCATCGCGAAAGGCGTCTTCGCCCGCGTTCTCTAGGGCAAGGCGGGTAAGGTTTGGTTTAGTGTTCATGATCAATCTCCGGCTGAATCATTCTTGGGTAGGCACTTCGCACGTCACAGTTAGGTCGCGGAATTACAATCAAAACGTAGTCTGAGCCCCGCGACGAAATCCCCGGCATCGAGCCATTTTCGCGAATGATTTCGTCGCGGTTAATTTCATGCCAACCATCATGCGTTGGACGCGGAAACCGGCCTTCGCCTTCGTATTTCCATTTACCACCGGGCTTGAAATAATAGAAATCGCAGTCGTTCATCCTATTCTCCTTCCCCTACCGGCCTCGTATAGCGCTCTAGGCACTTGCGAGCAAGCGGCTGTACATATGGCACACCATTCTCAGCAACAAGATACCCGATACCCCGGCGCGGCCAAGCGAGCTTCGCGTATCCGACAATCTCGATCTTAGCTCCTTCCGCGAGAATGTCAAGCTGGTTCTTATCGCGGCAAAAGTCTTCGAAGATCGGTATCTCCACCACAAAACGGTCGCCTCGCTTGAACCGCAGTTCGGCATCGTACTCAGCGTCGGTTTTCATCGATCCGTAACCACTTGTTGTAGGTTGCGTCCTGCGGTCGTGATGTCTTCTAGCGTTGCATCGCGCCACAAACAAATGGCGCGAAAGTTGATATCGTCTCCGATATACTCCTCGACTTGAAGCACGATTGCGGGCGGCTTATCGGGCTCCAGAACGACATTCCTGAAACGGCTTCGTCCGGTTAGGCTCATAGGTCTTTCGCCTTTTCTATGCTCAGCACGCGCCACGACCACTTGTTGGGGATCGAACCCGCAGCGTTCATGGCCACTTCTGCGGCATGGTTCCAATCGCGCGCCGATACCAGCAACTCAACGTCGCGCGTTTCATAATCCAGTTCATGTGTTCTGAGATACGGATGACGACCGTTCAAGTGAACCTTGACATGGAACGGGAATTCGGGTTTGCGGCAAAAGCAGAACATCAAACCTCCTATGCGACGTTATACGCCGCAATGGCGTCCCGAAGATCGTAACCGGAATGCACCTTCTGTCCATCGGCCCACACAACAAAATACATGACCTTTTGCATCATGTCGATTTCAGCCGTGATGCACTTATCAGTTGTCGCATCGATATGCCGTGCCACCTGAACGTCAAGTGGTTTGATCATACTAGTGTTAAGAATTGCAGCCATTTCAGTTCTCCTTTGTTGCATTAGCGCGCTTTAGAAGCTCAGCCTTCAATTCACGCACCTCTTCCATCTTCCAGCGATGCAAATCCCATTCCTCTTCAGCTAACTTGGTTTGCTTCCGCGCTTCGTTTTCGGCATTGCTAGCGCGCGACATGGCGTCCCACGCTTCACGTTCTAGCTCAAGCATTTCGCCATAGATGGCTTCTGTGGTTTTCCAATCCATCTTAGTTACTCCTCTGCATCTGAATACCGCGCGCAATCATCTCACGCATCACGACGGTTTGAACCAAAAGCTTTGACACCAAATCCTGCTTCATGTCAAGCCGATTCATGAGATCAACGATTGCCGCATCGTCGCCTTCAAAGCGACGCGCCATCGGATTTGCGAGATTATCACAAGCCTTCACAACATCGATAAGTTGGTCGTCAGTCATCGCGTAAACGATAAGCATCTCGGTTCTCCGTTAAATCCGATCCACCATCTATCCCATCCCACAACCCCTGTCAAGCGCGAAATTGCCTAGCAAGAATAAAAGCTTGACTTTCGAATAACAATCATGTATAATTCGCGCTTTACCGAGGAAATACGATATGGCGCTAGGCCCGCTCAGGAACTTCCTTGGCTTTTCTGGTGCCATTGACAAGAAACCAGTTGCTCCCCTCCGCGAAATGGGCGTTTCCAACGTCCAGGTTTTCGGGGGTTTTCTTGCGACCGCCGAACGTGCGCGCCAGTTGCAGGGGCAGGAAAAGTTTCGCACCTATAACGACATCGTTTCAAATTGCTCGATTGTTGCAGCATCGATTCGTTTTTATTCCAACGTCCTGACCAACAGCGAATGGAAGGTCAACGCGCCCGACGATTCGGCGGCAGCGCAGCAATATGCTGACTTCGTTGAAGACGTGATGTACGGCATGGAATCCTCGTGGGATCGCATCATCCGACGCGCCGCAGGATTCAAGTTCTCCGGTTGCTCCGTCAACGAATGGACGGCACGCCGTACCGAGAACGGCCAGATCGTTTATCGCAATATCGAAGCCCGCGCCCCTGGCACCATCACGCAATGGGACCTGGATGAACAAGGCAATGTGCAAGGCTTCGTTCAGCGCGATCCTAACACGCAAGAGGAAGTCTACCTTCCTCGCGCCAAGACCATCTATCTTGTTGACGATATGCTGAGCGACCAGCCTGACGGCTTGGGCTTGCTTCGTCATTGCGCCGAACCAGCGGAACGGCTGAAGGCATATCAAATTCTTGAACAGCGCGGATATGAGCGCGACTTGCGCGGTATCCCAATTGGCCACGCACCTTATGCTGAACTTGCGGATTGGGCGGGCGACGATCCTGAACGACTGGCAAGAGCGCAACAACACACATCCGCTATTGAAAACTTTGTTTCCATGCAAGTCAAGGGCGAATCCACGGGTGTCGTTCTGGATTCGCGAACCTACACATCGCAAAGCGATACGGGTAACAGCGTTACCGGCCAGCGTCAATGGGATTTGAGCCTTCTTCAGGGCGGCGCAAATGGCTTGAGCGATATGGCCGCTGCGGTCACGCGCCTGAATACGGAGATGGCGCGTGTTCTTGGTTGCGAGATGCTTCTTCTTGGCGAAACCGCGTCGTCACAAGCCTTGTCAAAGGACAAGTCAGGCAACCTTTTTTTGAGCGTCAATTCCACGCTGAAAGACCTTACCTCACAATTCGACAAGGACTTCATTGATCCGCTATGGGAAATGAACGGATTTCCCGATGAATACAAGCCTTACTTTTCGACAGAAGACGTTGCGAAGCGTACCGCTGAAGATATCGCGGAAACCTTGGCAAATCTTGCGCGTGCTGCGCTTCAGCCTGACGACGAAGCCACGGATTACGTGCGTGGCATGTTGGGCGTTCCGAATCAACCCGAATCTACTTTAGCTGTAACCGAAGTCTAAGGAATACCGATGGCCAGCACGGATCGTTTCAACCGTATCGCGACCAACAATTCGCGTTATAGCTATGCTACGGCATACAACGCGAATACCAAGACGATCAGTGGCCGTGCGCCTCGCGGATCACAGGTTCCGGTTTACGTGGATAACACGTTGAATGGAACGGCCACGGCCGATGATAGCGGTTTGTGGGCGCTTGTCCTGAGTGGTACGATCGCCCCCGGACAGACGGTCAAGACCGGCAATGCGGTTGGCAACGGCGTCAATCAGCGCATCTTTACGATTCCGAATCCTGTTACCTTGACGGCTCTTTCCCTGGCGCCCAAGCCGCCTCATGCGCGCGTCCAGACGCCAGTTATTGGCCAGTTGTTTGAAGCGTTTATCCAGGGCGGAAGCGGCGGTACATTCAGTGTTTCGGGTGCCGGTGCGCCCGGTCTTACGGTTTCCGGTAATCTGATCTACGGTTATCCGGTGGCTGCGGGCGCGTGGAACATTGCAGAAACGCTTGACACGGCTACCAATTCGCCAAGAACGACGAATGCCGTTGCCACGACGACGAATGGTAGTGTTGTTGCGCCTGTCGCAAAACACGCCTTCGGTAATCGAATGGTCTTGCAAACGCAAGCTTTTGTTTCGATCACCAATCAAACCAACGGTGCCTATCACATGGTTGACGTATCCCCTTCGTGGGATACGATGTCGCCTCAGTTGTCTTTTGCCGGATTCATTGCCAATGAGATTCCACTTGGCAATGATTACAACGTCGAAGGTGTTTGGATCGAAGTTGTTGGCACAAAGTATGATCTGAAGGTCAATGGTTCTACGTCGTTTGTTGTTCCAAACGGCGGCTTTGTTGTTACCGACGAAGACGATTCGATCAAGATTCCAGCTAATACCGTTATTCGTATTGGTTGGGCCAACAATGCTGCTATCGGGCTTTCCCGTCCTTCTGGCGGGGCTGTTGTGCTGCCTACTGCAACTTATGGCACTGCGGATGGTCGCGGTGATATGCTGATTGCAAGTGGTTCTTCGCTCCTCGCAACCGCAAAAGCTAATACAACGGGTAATCAGGTCGGTGTTCCTGGTGCAGCCCTTTATTACGGTGCCCCGATTGCAGCTTGCGCCAAGCCGGATGGTGCTGCGGCAATCGCTGCCGCCAAGTCTGTTCTGGTCGTTGGCGACTCGATTGGTTGGGGCGCAAACGACAATGCTTTCTTCTATGGTATGACTGCGGCAGAGGGCGGCGCGCAGGGATACGTTTCGCGCGGTCTTGGTGACACGACCAACGGTCGAATTCCTCGCATCAATCTTTGCGTTCCGGGTACGCGATATCCCGATCTCGGTGTTGGAAATCCGGCTGAGTCTGGTAGTGGTGGAACCACGGTCAAGGGCTTCGGGGTTCGTGCCGCTATTCTTGCTGCCATGGGCAATCCGTTCTCGACCATCATTTGCGAGATGGGCATCAACACGGTCTCTAACGAGACGGGCACGGCTCAGCAGATTGCGGATAACACCCGTGCCAAGGCGCTGGCTGCTTGGACGTATCTAAAGACGCTCGGCAACAAGAAGCTCATCCAGACCACGATGACGCCGCAGACTCAATCGGTCACTGACGGAGGGGCAACTAACTACTTCAAGTGGTCTAGTGCTGACGAAACAAAGCAGACGCGCGGCGCCGATGGCGCACACGTCGCGCTTGATGCGTATATCGTATCGAAGCCCGCTCCGCTGGATGCAGTGATCGACGTGCGTCCTTATCTGGAAAGCTCTAGTGGTTCCCGCAAGTGGAGCCGTCCTGCGAATCAGCAAGGTACGTTGACGGCTGCTGTTTCTGCGAACGCCACGACCTTCCAGATGACGGGGTGGTTGCCATCGCTTGGCGATGCCATCATTATGACACCGGGTGATACGACTGATACGACTGATAGTCCGGTTATCGTGGCGGTTTCCGGTAACGCCAGCGCTTCCACGATCACGGTTCGTAACTCGTCGCAAATCACCAAGGCTCACGCCTCGGGTGATGCTGTGATTGGTATCTTCACGAACGATGGAACGCATACCACGACGCAGGGCGCGCGTGCGGCAAAGCAAGCAATCATCGCATCGAAATCTCTTATTGTCTAGCTTAAAGGACAGCGCAAATGCCCTCCTGGGAACGACTTCGTTACGATCGCGATCTTAACTCTAATTTAGGTAATACGGGCGACTCGACCGCGCCGTTCCCGACGATTCCGACCGATGCCAACCTTGAAATGACCGATCAAACGGTTGGTACGTCTTGGGCACCTCTTCTCGCAGCCAACGACTCGCGACAAGGCTTTCTTGTTCAGAACACGTCGCAGAATGAACTTTCGGTTCGCGTTGTGGGTTCCAACGTGAGCGGCAACCGATTGCCGGGTTATGGCGATTCGTTTTCGCCTGACTTCAAGCCGGTGGGCGCCTACGAAATAAAGGCATCTGCCGCATCGTCCTCGTTTGTTTTAACGGTGTGGTGATGCTGAGCATTCGCGCAAACCTAGACGCCCTTAAAAAGCAATTCGACCAGCTAACGCAAACTGTTAGCGGAATCAAGGTTCCCGACGTTTCCGGTCTTGCTACAAAGCAGGATGTGACAAACGTTGCGAACGCTATTCCGGTCATCCCGCCCGCGCAGGACTTGTCTAGCTACGCAACCAAGACCGCACTAACCGTCGTTGAAAACAAGATTCCTGTTGTTCCTGACATCTCCGGTCTTGCATCCAAGACAGCGCTCAGCACGGTCGAAAGCAAGATTCCTGCGGCCTCGACAGTTGCCCCTCCAAATACCGATCTTGTTCAGCAAGTTGGAACTTCCGCGAAGTTCGCGCGCGAAGACCATACGCACAAAGCCCGTATCAAACGCGCCATGGTAACGATTGGTGCGGACGGCACCGCCAAGTGGGACTTTGCGGAAGCCTTCACAATGGTTCCGATCGTTACCCATATGGTTCAAGAAACGTCGGGACAGAATCGTGTAAACGTCATTATTACAGCCGTTTCAACCACATCTGTTACAGTATATGCCGACCGAATGCGCAATCTTCCGGTCATGCAACAGTTGAATAGCGGTCTGCTGGGAACGCTTTCTGCGGTTGTTGGTGGCGTCAATGGTCTAGTAACAGCACTTAGCGGCTACAATCTTCTTGGTGGTCCTGGTTCAGCAAATGGCGTCAAAGTACACCTTTACGCAGCCGAGCCTATTGCATAATAAAATAACGCTTGACAATTAATTGCTTTTGTTGTATAATTCGCATTGTGCTTGAGGTATTGCATGTCAACCGTCGAAATCGGCACCAATACATATTTTACGTATGCGACTCGCGACGAAGCCGACGCATACCTCTTGCCCACCTCCTACAACGCAACGTGGAGCGCCCTTCAGCCCGACGAAAAGAGTGGCTATCTGGTTGAGTCCGCGCGTATCATAGACCGGCAAAAGTGGAAGGCCGACTACGATACGCAAGAGAAGCGTGAAGTTGTGGAAGGAATCGTGAATGGTTCAATTCTTATCGCCGCTATGCTGGCTTCTGGAGAAGCAGACTTTGTGGCGAACGCAACTACAGCTTCCTCGACCAAACGACTGAAGGCTGGTTCCGCTGAAGTCGAATATTTCCGAGACTTTTCCCAAAGCTCGCAGAACCGTTTCCCGGTCTCGCTTATGGAATTGTTCGGCGTATATCTAGGCACCAACGGAAGCGCATCAGCCCCCGTTGGTGGTTCTTTCGTATCAGGGGTTAGCGGTTGTTCTCTGGCGTCTCAGCCATGGGGCTATTCGTTAGGAATTTGATCAACCTGCTAATCTGTTCGTTGATCAAAACTACTTCTTCTTCATTAACAGCAGTAGTTATTCGAAAGATCATATCCCCATCTGATTCAATTTCGAGTTCAAACCGATCCCCATCCTCATTCGTAAAATACTGGCCTGATACCGGCATGATTCACTTCTCCCTTATCGCAAAAGCGCGAGAAGATGACATAGCACGAATTCAAGCTTTCGTCAAGAGCGTCGAAAACACCTTTCTGAAAGCCTTCCTTCGCTATCTGACCAATGCCGCTTCGGATGAAATGGTGGCTGAGGTCGCCAAGCTGATCGAAGCGAATCGTCAAGGCGACATCTCGGTTTACCTAGACCAATTCGCCAAGAGCTTTGAAGGCACGATCTTTGACGCGGTAATCGCCGCAGCCCGATTTGAAGACGACATGAGTGGGCCGGAAATCCTGCGCGTTGCGCGTAAGACATTTCCTGATGGCGGGCCAGTTGTCGGCATCAGCTTCAATCCTGGCAATCCTCGCGCCGCTGAACTTGTGCAACAGCAAGCCGCACGCCTTGTTCGCGAGATCGGCGAATCCACGCGCGCTGTTGTGACGGATGCCTTGATCGAAGGGCAAAACAACGGATACGGAGCGCGCAAGACCGCGCAAACAATCAAGGACAATATCGGCCTAACCGAGCGCCAGCTTGCAGCGGTCAAGAATTACCGCAAGCTTCTCGAAGAAGGTTCATCAGAGGCTTTGAATCGCGAGCTACGTGACAAGCGATCCGATCGCACCGTCGCCAACGCCAAAGACAAGCCGCTTACCTCTGCGCAAATCGATAAGATGGTGGTGCGGTACAAGGAAAAGTATATCCAATACCGCGCTCAGGTGATCGCACGAACGGAAGCCGCCGAAGCCGTATCAAATGGCCGCACGGAAGCGCTTCGCCAGCAACTGGAAGCGACAGGACTTGGCGATAATGCAGTTGAGCGCACGTGGGCCGCAACAAAGGACAAACGCACCCGCACATCGCATAAACACGGCGGGCTAGACGGCCAGAAGGTTCGTGGCGTCGATACGCCTTTTACGTCGCCATTGACGGGCGCAAAGTTAAAGGCCCCTGGCGATCGTTCGCTAGGAGCCCCCGCTTCGGAAGTTGTTCAATGTCGGTGTACAGTTACGCACCGCATTTTACTTGAAGATCAATAATCTTCTTCATCAAGAGAATCACCAGTTTCGATTCGCAAGATTTTGTTTCCGCCGTCAAGAGAAATAACACCTTCGATGTCTATCGATATGTTGGGCGGAAATTCAAATTCATGAAGAACAAGACAAAAATCTGGCTCGTCGCCTTCTAAATATTCAACGAAGCCGATAAGGCCACTATCTACGGGATAATTATTTCCTTCATTATCTGGATATTCGCCGTCTCCATAAAGAGTAGAAGCCCCGCCAACGTAACGACCATTAAAACTCAACACATTGGGCGGACTGAAATACCCAGAAGATTCTAGAAGTTTCATCCAGTTATCCCCTTCTTTGAAGGCATGATGATAGCATGGATCGCCAACCAAAAACTTTCGCATTTCAATCTCCTATCGGCCCATCGCCAATGACCAACATACAACGTTTCGCCAAGAATGCAACCCCCGCTGAGACTTTTCGCGAACACAGCCCTGCGGAACACCGCTTTCTCACAGCTACCATTGTTCGCCTGACCGAAACCAACGACGCAACTGCCGAGTACCTTTTGCAGGAAATTATCAACAAATTGTATCGGTCGGCTGACGAACGCCTGCGGGAAATGGGAATTCGTACATGAGTGAAGACGTTTCGACGGTTGGCGATATTCTAAGCACCGATGCCGAACACCGTGTTGTTTATGGCTGGGCTTCCGTGATTTCGGAAGACGGTAAACCGGTGGAAGACCTTCAAGGCGATATCATCAAGTCTTCTGAACTTGTTTATGCCACCACAGAATTCATGAAGTCGGCGCGCGACGCAAAGCACATGCACGCTGGAGCGCCCGTTGGACAGGTCGTTCATTCGTTCCCTTTTACCGCTGATATCGCTAAGTCTCTAGGACTAGAATCTAATCGAGAGGGTTGGATTGTAGGCGTCTACGTTGCTGATGATACGGTTTGGAAGTCCGTAAAAGACGGTACGTTGTCCGCTTTCAGCATCGGTGGAAATGCTCAAAGGGTTAATATCTGATGCCAACTTTTCTTGAAAAACTTTCCCTAAACGAATTGTCGCTTGTTGACAAGGGGGCGAATCAACACGCTTCCGTAACGATCTTCAAGCGCGATGCCTCTTCGGGGGCAGACAAAGGCGGATCGTCCGCCGATTCCACAGCCGAAACAAAGGATGATCCCAACATGGCTGCTACTGAGGCACAGGTTGCTGACCTGAACAAGAGCGTGGAAGCGCTCACGAAGTCCCTAGACGATACCAAGGCTGAGCTTGCAAAGGCTGAAGCCATCTCCAAGATGAGCGATGCCGCGAAGACCTATATGAAGTCGCTTGACGACGACGCCAAGGCCAAGTTCATGTCGCTTTCCACGGCTGAGCAGGACGCCAAGGCCGCGAAGGTTGCCAAGGCTGACGAGACGCTTGAGCTTCACGGCCAGCGCATCCAGAAGTCCGCTGTTGGTGACGGCGTGTTTGCCGTTATGAAGGCGCAGGCTGCGGAAATTCAGAAGGCCAACGAGCGTATTGAGAAGGCTGAGAACGAGGCTAAGCTTCAGGTTCTTGCCAAGCGAGCTGATGACGAGTTTGCTTCGCTTCCTGGCGATCGCCTCGCGAAGGCTCGCATTCTGAAGAGCTTCGAGACGCTTTCCGATGAGGACCGCGCCGCTGCGGAGGCCATGCTGAAGGCGGGTTCGTCCTCGCTTGCGAAGGCGTTTTCGACGGTCGGCAAGAACGGCTCGCCCGCGCAGGCCGAGGGTTCTGCCGAGTCGCAGCTTCAGAAGAAGGCCGAAGAGATCGCGAAGCGCGACAACGTTTCCGTCGCCAAGGCTTATGAGACGGCTATTACCGAGAACCCGGACCTTTACGAGTCCATTGAAACCCCTAAGGCGTAAAGGAGCCGAGGAATGGCAACTTATGACAATCGACAGCTAGTTTCCATGGTCGCCGAGGCGGACATGCGGAACGATTTTTTCAAATTCGTCAAGCACGGTGCGACCGCCGAGGGTATGCTTCGTGCGGATGGTACGGGTCAGGTTATCGGCGTACTGAGCGCCAAGCCTAACACCGGACAGCCGGGTGCGGTCGGCATTGGTGGCAAGCTTCGCGTTCGCGCGGGTGGCACCGTTGCTATCGGCGCTCAGGTCACGACCGACGCCAACGGACTTGCGGTCGCTGGTTCTACCAACGTTCTTGGCACCGCTGCAACCGCTGGCGTAAATGGCCAGCTTATGGAAATCTTCTTCGCGAAGACCGGCTCTTAATCGCCCTAAAAGGATAAACAACGATGCCTATTACTCAGGGCGATGTCTACGTTAGCGCCCCTCTAACCAATATCTCGGTTGGCTACGCACAGGATGCCAACAACTTTATTGCGGATCGCGTTTTCCCGCGCGTGCCGGTTGCCGTTCAGGGTGGCCAGTATTGGGTGTGGAACCGTGAGGACTGGAACCGCAACAACATGAAGAAGCGCGCCGATGGGACCGAATCCCAGGGCGTTGACCTGAATGTGTCGCGCAAGAACTACTTCGCGTCGGTTTGGGCTCTCCATGTTGATATCGGCGATCAGACTCGCGCCAATGCTTCCAGCGCTTTTGCGCTTGACGCCGACACCACGCGCTTCCTGACCACGCAGTACCTTATCAACAAGGAAGCCAACTTTACGAACACCTATTTCAAGACGGGTGTTTGGGGTACGGACTATACGGGCGTTGCGTCGGGTGCCACGGGCAACCAGCGTATCCAGTGGAGCGATTACACCGCTTCCGATCCGATTGCCGACATTCAGAAGGCGATTATCCGTCAGCTTCTCCTGACCGGCCAGCGTCCCAACAAGCTGGTTGTCGGTATCGATACGGATTACGTTCTGAAGAACCATCCCGATATCGTGGATCGCGTCAAGTACGGCGGCACGAACGCGGCTCCGTCTCAGGTCAACAACGCGGCTCTTGCTACGGTGTTTGGCGTTGACGAGTACCTTGTTTCGGCAGCAACGCAGAACACGGCTGAGGACGGCGCACCGGAGAACAACCAGTTCTTCACCGGTAAGAACGCCCTTCTGGTGTATGCGCCGAACGCTCCGGGCCTCATGACTCCTTCCGCCGGTTACACGTTTGTTTGGTCTTCGTATATCGGTGCTGCCAACGGTGGCGCGCGTATCTCGAAGATGCGTATCGACGTTCGCCGCGCGGATCGCATTGAGGCCGAGGCTGCGTATTCGCAGGAAGTGGTTGCAGCCGACATGGGTGCCTATTTCTCGAATATCGTCGCCTAAAATTAACGCCCAAGAAGGAATCAGTCAATGCCTCAGTCGAAATATTTCTTGGGCGAATGGAAGGACGTTGCAGATGGGGAGTTCGTGGTTGCGCGAGCTTTCCCGGTTGCAGGCGAAGTGCAGGCTCCCGGAACTCCGTTCGAAAAGGACGGCATTGACGGGCGCCGGTTGAAGCAGCTTTACGAAGCAAGATACATCACGCCTCGCGATAGCGATTTGCCGGGGCTTGGAGGCACCGTAGAACGCGAATTGAAGGGCGATGCTACCGACCTAGCGGCCAGCCCTTCCGAAGGCGCCCTAGAGGCTTTTACGGGCGATTCCACTGAAGAGGTTGCGGAACGCTACGAAGACGAGCCTACGGACGCGGAAGAGCCGGTTGTGAATAGCGCTACCGAGCCTGAACTTCGCGAAGGCGATGAAGCCGCGCCAGTTAGCGATATCAAGGAAGACACCGAGACGGAAAAACAGCCCAAGCGCACCGGAACGGTTGTCGAAGGCAAGGCCGGTTGGTTCCACGTCGAGGACGGCGAAGGCAATAAGGTCGGCAAGTCCACCCGTGACGAGGAAGAGGCAAAGGAGAACCTTGAACTCTACCTTTTGGGTGAGAATTTCGAGGAATAATCCAGACTTGTATAGCTTAAACTATTGATTTTGTTGGTTCTTTTTCGGAGCTATACGGGTTTTTGAGTGAAAGTGAAAAGTTTTTAAACTGATATTACTACTACCCTTTCTCTTTTTTATATACTTTATAAAAGAGAGAAGAATATGGTATAGCTAAAAAAATAAGATAACAAAAACAACAGCTTAAGCTATACGCAATTTGAAATCAGACCCCAAATCCGTATAGCCTTCGTATAGCGGGAACCCCGAAATGCCCAGCTTCCTTGAAGGTCCTCTTCGTAACGCCGTGGCCGTTGGCTTTCGCGGCAAGCTGAAAAAGGGTATGTTGCGCCGGGATGTGTTCGCTGCTGGCGTAGATGAATACGGCGATCCGCTTCCATCGTCAACCGTTTCTTATCCGTTCGAAGGCTTCGTAGATACGTATTCTGCTTTCGTTCGCGCTCAGGCGGGCATCCCTGATACAGATGCCAAGATTTGTATTCTAGGCGCAAATTTGCCTAAAGGCGTTGTTCCGCGTCAAGGCGATCGGATCACGCTTGGCGGGCAACGCTTCCAAGCGGTTCGATTGACCAATGTTGATCCCGCTGGCGCCCTCTACGAAGTTCAGTCTACGGAGCTTCCGGATGGCTGAATCCAAGCTCTCAGGCGGATGGGACGGTATACCCGACAAGTTGCGTCAGGCAGCGGCACGCGGTGTGTTGGCCGGAACGGAAGCGGTTCGAACAGAAGCCGTATCCTTGATCCTGAATACAGCCAAGACGGGACGTGTCTATGGAAAGCATCAGGCTTCGGCTCCTGGCGAACCTTTTGCGTCTGATACTGGAACGGCGGTCAATCAAATCAGGACCTCCTATGAACCGGACGGTTTGACGGGTTACGTGAACAGTTCCGTTGAGTATGGTGCAGCTCTTGAGTTTGGCACCGAAAATATGGCGCCACGTCCTTACCTCCGTCCCGCGCTTCAAAACAAGACCAAGGAAGTAAGCGACGGCATTTACAACGAAATCGTGAAGGCCCTCAAGTGATCGATCTTTCCGTTTCCGTTCGATCTTTGATCCTTGCAACGCCCGCTATCGCTAACCTTTTGCCCACTTACCAAAATTCTAAAGCCGTTTTCACCCGCCGCCCCGCTCCTGCTGATGCAACCGGCCTCATGGTCTTTGTTTCGCCTATGATTGGCGGCGGCGTCGATAGCGATTTCCTTCGGTCGCAAAAGCGCGAAGTCACTTACGATATCTCGGTTTATGGTCCGAACGATACTGCCACAAACTATCGCAAAGCGCAAGACGTTGGCTTTGCTCTAGCGCAAACCTTTCATCGCCTGGACCCGCGCAAGCTTGATATGCCGGAAGGCTGGCATCTTGTCCGCGCCAAATGTTTTGGGCCAATGCCCGCCCCGACTGATGATCAAAAGATCGTAGGCCGCATGGTTAGCGTCCAGTTCTTGATTGCTCAGAACACGGCATCCGCCGTTACAACGCCCTGAAGGGCTTCTTCCCACAACGCCATATTGAAGGATGATCCCTAATGGCTCTGAATGTTTACACCGCTGCTGGCACTGATGTTGCGATTGGCACCACCAAGGATGTTGATCTGACTGGTAATGACGCTGCGATCGTCACGTCTTTTGCTGCGGATACTTATACCGAAGTTTCGCTTGTCGAGGACGTTGGCGAGTTTGGCGACGAGGCTACCGCTGTTACGTTTACGGCGCTGAAGGATTCGCGCGTTCGCAAGGCCAAGGGTTCGCGCGACGCGGGTACGATTGCTCTGGTTTGCGCTCGCGCGCCTAACGACGCAGGTCAGGACATCATGCGTCAGGCAGAGAAGTCGCCGCTTGACTACAACCTTCGCATTACGCTGAACGACCAGTTGACGGATGCGGGTGATCCTACGGTTTATTACATGCGCGTCAAGGTTATGTCGCAGCGTACCGCCGTTGGTTCGGTTGACAACGTGATCCGTACTACGTTTAATCTTGGCATCAACTCTGCAATCTACGAAGTTGAAGCCGATTAACACTTGACTTTGCCGCGTAGTTATGCTATAAGGCAAAGTCCACTATCCCGCGATATGCGGGCTAGGAAAGCTGGCGGCGTCGGGGCGCTGGCTTTCCGCTTCCCGACACTCCGGCGAAAGGTTTTGAAATGGCTACCGCTTACACGGATGGCGTGATCGATATTGTTCTTGACGGCAAAGACTATACGCTTGTTTCGTCTGCCAAGGCAATGCGCGATATCAACGCCGCTTTCGGGGGAATGCAGAACGCCTTTGCGGCTGTTCAGAGTTTGAACACGGATAGTCTGGAAGCTATTCTTCGCGCTGGTTTGACGCGCAAGGATGCAATAGATTTGCAGGAGAAGATTTATCTAACCGGTGTTCAGGAACTTGTTCTTCCGGCTATGCAGTTTGTTATGATGGTCAACAACGGCGGCAAGCACCCGGATAACGTTGCGGAGGACAAGGAAGCGGAGACGCGCCCTCCGCAACGAAAGCCAAAGGCAAGCGAAACCTAACCGTAGAAGAATGGCTGGTTGAGTGGCTGAAAGACAAGATAGCCGCTCTACCGCATTGGCGCTTCAAGGATATCGAATCGCTTCCGATGCCGATAGTCGAGATGGCCGCTGAAGCTGCTAACGAACGGCGTGACGAAGAGAATCGCTTTCAGGCCGCCTTGCATGGAATGAAGCTACCCGAAAAGCGCGTTCCGCTTTCTGCGAATAGCATTAAAGCAACACTCGCGAATATGCCGAAAGGTATCAAGACCGTAAAGAGGTCAGACGTAGCTAAAGCCTCTTGACATTTCAGGAAAGGGCGACAATCTGCCTCTCATCGCAAACGATCCATAGGAGATCACGATGAAGACCGCAGTTGCCGCCCTTTTTCTTTGCCTTGCCGCCAGTGCGGCACAGGCTCAAGATGCGCAGATTTGCCGTTCTATTCATGACGCTTCTGAGCGCATGATCGAAGCAACAGAAGCGCAGATCGAAGCCCTTTCACAACTTGATTTTGAAGACACGGCGGTTGTTCTTCGCGTAGAAGATCGCAACATCGCTTATGCCATGGTTCGCGCTCGCAACGAGACGCTTGAAGCCTTGACGCAACTACGTCTTACTCAGAAGCAATTCCTTGGAGCACTTGAACGTTGCTCCTAATCGTATGGAGCAATTATGGCTGAAACAACGGGTGCAACGGGCGATCTTCGGCTAACGATTACGGCTGATGTCGGTCAAGCCAATAAAGCGCTTGATCAGCTTGAAAAGGATGCGAAGTCTGCGGGCAACGCGGCATCCGTCAGTCTTGGAAAGATTGAATCGCTCTTAGAGCAAATCAATGCAGCCGCACAGTCTGCAGCCGGGTCTTTGGGTAAACCTTTCTCGCAGGCTAATCCAGAGATCGATAAGTATCGCAGTAATATTCTAAAGCTGGAAAAGCAGGTTTCTTCGCTTCAGACGCAACTTGACAAGCTTGCAAAGACGCCTGCGCCTAAACCTCCTGAAGGTCCCGATGTCAACGCGCTACGGGCAAAGTGGGACCCTCTTTTTGCAATTTCTCAGAAGTACAAGGAAAATATTGCTGAAATTGCTGCGGCAGAGAAGGCGGGCGCCCTAACAACTGCGACAGCAAATAATGCCAGAGAAGCTGCGGCTAATATCGCGAATACCCAAATGCTTGCCACTAACAAGCTTAATGCAAGTATGGGCACGCTCAATAGCACAACCAAGCTGACCTCCAACCAGCTTCTAAACCTTTCTCGGCAGGGCAATGACGCCCTGACAATGCTGGCCTCCGGGTCTAGCATTTTTCAAGTTGCCGCAACCCAAGCAGGACAAGTTTTCGGTGCGCTTGAAGAGGGGCCGCAAGGGCTTAAAGGCTCTATGGAAGCCGTTAAGCAATACGCGCTTTCCGCTATCTCCGCAATCGGACCTCTTAATCTAGCGTTTGGCGCTGCCGCTCTTGCGGCTGGCGGACTTTTAATTGCGCTGAAGCGTGATGTTGAACCTACGGAAGACATCATAAAGCGTCAGGCCGCTAGTGTCAAGCGGCTTACCGAAGAATATAATCTTGTTGCGCCTGCGGCGGAAGCCGCTGGGCGGCGTTCGCGTGCCGCTATGAATTTCGAGGTTGGCGAGCAAACAAAGAAGGATTTGCTGAATCTTCAGCGAATGGCCTTCGATATGCAATCGCTTCCTGGCGTTAATACGCTTTTCAATCAACGTAATCGCACCTATGATATGGGTGCGCCAATTCGTAAGGCTTTGGAAGACCTTCGCGCGTCTGCCAAGGCTGGTGTTCCTGATTTTGTTGCGTATCGTGATGCTCTAACGCGCGTAGCAGAAAGCAATGCCCCGGAAAATATTCGCGAGCTTGCGAAGCAGCTTTTGACATCTTCCGAGGAAGCGGAAAAGGCGCGTCGCTCTTATCTTGGTGTGGCTGATGCGCAAAACGAAATCAAGACCCGTTCTAACGAAGCACGCCAGAAGCTTGCGGAGTTGCAGCGCGAATTCAGTGCTTTTAATCCTGATTCGCGCTCTGATGCGCAAAAAATTCGTGATAATTATGTGAAGCAGATAGCGGAAATCAATAAGATCGTCACGGACAATCCTCGTGTGATCAACGGACTTATTGATTCTGCGACGCAGCAAGCTACCGCAGCGTTGGATAAACTTGCGGAAGGAGCAAAGCAGAAGCAAATTGAAACTGCGCAAGCGCTTGCAAATGTTGGATTGAAGCCTCTTGAAAAGTCTATTCAGGAAACAACTCAACGTTATAACGCCGAAATCGAGGAATACAAGAAAACAAAAGGAGATTTGGCTGGCGTTCAGGCCCTTGAAGCTGCTAAGCTTAACGATATTGCACGTCTTCGTAAGGAAGCTGGAATTGCGGCAGAAGAAGAAGCTGTAAAAATTCGTAAGGCTGGCGACGATCGTATTGCGTCACTGAATCAGACTGTTGCGCAAATGCAGGTGCAAGTTGAAACTTTCGGGATGACCGAAGGTGCGGCTGCGGCTTATGAGTTTCGTTTGCGTGCTCTCGCGGAAGCACAGCGCGCGGTTGGCGAGAATAGCGTTATCCCGGAAGCGGAGCGCGCTGCAATCGAAGCTGCCGCGCAGCAAGTTGGTCAATATACCGATCAACTGAAGGCTATGAACGAGGAAAAGCAGAAATCGCAGCGGTTGGCGGACTTCGAAGCCGATCTAGCTTTTGGCTCGCAGATTCGTGGCCTTTCCCGCGAAGATCAAGCTATTGCGGAAAAGCTTCGTTCCGTTGGCGTTGATTACCTCAGCGTTCAAGGTCAGCAATACGCAGCCCAAATGAAATTCAACGATGCGTTCAAGGAAACCAAGGACGCAGCGATTGATTTTCAGGACGTTGGCGAATCTATTTTTGACACTCTGAACGAAAGCCTCAGCAAGGGTGAAGGTTTGCTGAAAAGCTTTGCCAATATGTTTTCGAAGCTTGCAAACCAGCTTGCTTCGCAGGCATTCGGTAAGCTTTTTGGTGGGTTGTTTAATCCCGGCCAACCTACCGGCATTGGTTCCGGTGGCGGCCTAGCTGGGGCTATTGGTTCGGCTCTAAGCGGTGGCGGTTCTGCGGCTACGCCTTCCGCGAACCCATACCTTAAGTCGCAGCAACAGTTCAGTTCGGCGGTTCCTGAGTTCAGCGACGCAACGGGCGATCTTGCGGCGGCGGCTAAGGCTATCAGGAAGATTGAAAGTGGCTCGTTTGAAGGTAACTATAACGCAAAAGGCGTGATCACCAAGAACGGCGACCGTGCTTACGGCGCGTATCAGATGATGGGGAATAACATCCCATCTTGGTCTAAGACAGCGCTTGGCCGTGCCATTTCAATTAATGAATTTCTTGGAAATAAGCCGGTTCAAGACGCAATTTATAACAAAATCTTTGGAGGATACGCCAAAAAATACGGTTGGGAAGGTGCTTCTCGTGCTTGGTTTGGTGGCGAAGGAGGAATGAAAAACTGGAATGCCAAGGACGCCGTTGGCACATCGGTTGGCTCCTATGGTTCGCAGTTCGGCAAATACTTTGCTATGAACGGCGGCGGCTCTGGTTATCGCAATACTGGTTCTATTGATGAGCGCGGCGCGACCAAGGAAGCTATCTCTTCTGGCTTTATTGACGCGCAAAAGAAGATCGCAAATGGTCAGGCCGGTATTGCGAACGTACCGATCCCGACCGCGCGCCCTGGCGGCATCCCGATCCCAACGCCCCGTCCTGCAAACGGAAATGTGCCTACGCCTACCCCACGGCCTGCTAATGGCGGCGGCGGTCTGTTCTCTGGTATGAATGGAATGACCGGCGCTGGCTCTATTCTCGGAGTTCAGTATCCGGCCTTCAGTGCAATTGGCGGCATCGGTGCGGGCCTTGGCGGCTTTAGTTCCGGTTATTCGTCAGGTTCGCCGATTTCTGGCGCGCTTACGGGCGGTCTTTCCGGCTTCATGCAGGGCGGTCCTATTGGTGGCATCATCGGTCTTGGCGCCGGTATTCTTGGCGGCATCTTCGGCGGTCGTGCGCAGCGCAAGCAAAAGCACATGGAAGCCGCTGCGGCTTGGGAACAGATGCGTCCTCAGTACGAGGCATTTGACCAGTCGCTAAGCGGCAAGGGTCGCGGCAATCTTCGCGAGTCCATCGGTTCCATGTGGTCTCAGCTTGAGAGCTTCATGGAAACGGGCGGCAAAGCCTGGAAGTACGGCAAGGGCAACTCCTCCGCGCAGTTCGCCGCGACCGGTACGAAGATGTTTGCCAAGTGGCAACAGGAAATCAATGAGTTCCAAGAAGGCTTCCAGTACATGCTGGAAGACCTGTCTGGCGGTCAAGGCTTGGAAGGCGCTTTCGCAAAGGGTCGTTCTCAGGTCAAAGCACTTGACGAACAAGTCAAGGGCTTCATTGATGACGTAGAAATCGCTTTTGGTTCCAATGACATCGGAATCCCGACTTCTGCGGCCTACGATCAGATGTCGCAGGATACGGAAAAACAACGGCTGGAAAACGTCGCTAAGGCTAAAAAAGCCGCTGGCGATTACGCCTTGACGATGCTTTATACGGCCGAGAAGACTTCCGATATGCAGAATACCCTTGATTCGTTCAAGGGAACGGCTGCTGGGCTTTTACCAGTTCTGACGAAGCTTGGTTGGAGCGCAGAACAAGCGGCGAAGGATATTGATGAGCGTCTAAATCAGGCTATCGATAATCTGCGCAAGACGTTCGTGGAAGGCTTTGAATCACAGATCAATGATTTAAAGGGCGTTGGCTACTTCAACGACATTCAAGAGCTTTTAAAATCTCGCGATACCGGCATTAGCGATGCAAAGCTTTTGGGCGTTGATCCTGAACTTGTTACGCGCTGGTTCAATCTCGCAGCACAAAACGTGGTCGATTCGGCAGAATTGACCGGAGACGCCTTTGACGAATTGATTAAGCGTTTTCCTGAGCTTAACGGTGTTGTGAAGCAATTCGCTGACACCACAAAGGAAACCGCGCAGCAAATCAAGGAAGCTGCGTTTCAGTCGGCGCAATCTTCGTTTGATCAAGCCACTTCTCAGCTTCAAACATTCTATGATCGGATCAAGAGTTTTGCAGATAATCTAACAAACTTCTTGGACTCAATCAAGCTTGACGAAAGCTCGCCACTTTCGAACAAGGAAAAGCTCGATGAAGCTCAAAAGCAATACGCTGATACGCTCGCGAAGGCGAATGCTGGCGATGCGGACGCCCAAGGAAATCTAACCAATGCCGCAAAGGAATATCTGGATCAAGCGCGTGAATATTACGCTTCCTCGGATCAATATGGTGAAATATTCAAGAACGTAGAATCGCAACTAAAAGACGCAAATACAAAAGCGACCACGCAGCTTGACACAATGCGATCTCAGGCTAAGTGGCTTGAAGACATCAACACAAACACCATGACGATGGCTAAAGCGCTTTCTGATTATTTGGAAGCGCAAAAGATGCTGAACTCGAATCGTTCTTGGGGCGTGGAAGAAAATCGTAACAAGTCGATTGTTTCCGCGCTTTCTGCCAGCGGTATCAACTACACAGGAAACTTCGGTGGAGGCGAATTCCAAAATTGGACTAACTCGCAGTTGCCTTCTGTGCAAGCTATTATTATGGATATTGTGCGAAAGTACGATAAAATCTATGGTGTCAATCAGCCAGCCGCTACCGCTGGGCCTGTAAAAGGTTATGCAACGGGCGGACTTGTGATGAATGGTGTTTGGAATCGCGATAGTGTTACCGCAAAGCTTGCAGGCGGCGAGCATATCACGCGCGCCCCTTCCGTCAACAATGGTACACGGTCCATGCTGGATTACATTAATCGAACAGGAATGCTTCCTGGCTCTAATGATAATTCTCGAATGGATGGGGTTGAGCGTCGCTTGGATCGCGTTATTCAAACCTTGGCGTTTGGTTTTAACACCAACGTTCAAACAATCGAAGAAGGCAATATGATTGCTGAGCGTCAATCCGACGCAATGAAGCTGATGGGTTCCCGATGATTTATCTTCTTGAGTTTGACGTTTACGACCTTGCGCAAAACAAGGTCGTAACGCAGCGGTTTTCTACGCATGGTTACGCGACAAAGCCAACGGATACGCCTTCAAATACGTTTTACTCCGAACGTATTCAACAAGCAGGCAACTACGAACGAAGTGTTTTCGCGAATGGTACAACTTCAGGCGAGCCCGATGCGACTTTTGGTTTCATTGAACTAGCGAATGCGGATGGTGGACTAGACTATCTTACCAACGTTGCGGTTGATGGTCGTCAACTTCGAATCATAGCCCTGTCAGATAGGATGGCTAGTTGGTCATCTCGCATGACATTGTTTGTTGGGACGATGGAGCAAATCGAGCATTCATGGACAACCGTAACCATTCGGTTGCGCGACCGTTTGTTTGAACTCAAGAAAAACATTCAAACAAATTTGTATCTGGGAACAACAACGGCTGGTGGGCAAAACACAGCCGAAGGAACGCCAGATGACCTAAAAGACAAGCCAAAGCCAATTCTATTTGGCGCTGCATTCAACTTTCTTCCGGTTTTGGCGAATCGCTTTGATCGAATCTATCAGGTTTCAGATGGTGCTTTCAATTCTGGCATTGTAGTCAGAGATGCTGGCGTACCCTTGACTTTTGCTGCTGATTATGCTACAATAACAGCCTTAAGAACTGCAACAATTCCATCCGGTGGTTTTGCAACTGCCCGCGCTTTGGGATTGTTTCGCATTCAATCAAATCCTTTGGGCGATATCACGGTTGATGCTTCTGAGGGCGCCGATGGTTCGCGTTCTGCGGCTAGAACCGTAGCGAGAATTTTGCAGCGTTTCGGTTTCACTTCCGCTCAATATTCGCAGACCGATATTGAAGCGCTTCATGCGCTGAATCCAGCAGAAGTCGGAATTTGGACGGGTGCTGAAACTCAGGAAACCTTTAGTATCATTGCGCGCCTACTGGACAGCATTGGCGCAACCGTTGTTCCTGATCGATTAGGCGTTCTTCGCTTCTTTCGAATTGACGCACCCTCAGGCACGCCCGTTGCTGTTTTCGATCGAACCAGAATTCTTGATAATGGTCAAGGTTTAGAGCGCATATCAACAAATGATGAAGGGCGTGGCGTTCCTGCGAAAAAGGTTTCGGTCACTTACGCCTTTAATTATACGCTTCAAAGCGGCACGGCTTTAGCTGGTGCAGCGACCGAAGCGTTCAAAGCTTTTGCGAAGGAAAGCGTTCGAACGTCGAAAGCGGAGGATACCTCTGTAGCAGCTATTTTTTTGGTTGCTACTGAACTTGAATTCGACACGCTTTTAACGCAAACTGCTGATGCGCAAAATGAGGCTAATCGCAGGCTTGGAATCTTTAAGATCAAGCGCGATCGTTATCGCGTAAAGCTCAAAACTGATTACACGACTAACATCGATCTAGGCAAAGTGATTTCTCTGCAAGTTCCCCGTTTCGGTCTTGATGCCGGAAAACCGTTCTTGGTTATAGGCATGAATGAAAATTATCGAGATAACACTACAACGCTCGATTTGTTTGGATAAGCCATGCCCAACACGAATATTATGCTTGGCTTTCCTAATCGAACCGATGAGTCTACGCTAAGCAGTGGTTCTTGGTCTTCGACCCTACCTCTCACAAATCTACAAACGCGAGAAATCGCGGAGGTAGCTCGCACAACAAATACCGATGAAAGTTCAACAAGATTCATTATCGATCTAGGCCAGCCAAGAAATATTGATATTCTTGCGCTTGTAAATCATAATGCTTCGTTTGATGCCAAGATTACGATTGATTCTTCTACGGTTTCTAATTTTGCCTCCATTCAAGATACCTATACTGCTGATGTTTGGGCTGGCGTATCCGACGCAGATTGGGTAATCGATGAACTGGAATGGGAGAACGATAACTTCTGGATCGGTTCTTATACCGCCGAGGATATTGCCGGTTTTACCGCTGTTTCGACACATAATCTCCAATCGTTTCGCTCAGCCCGTTATTTCCGAGTTCAAATCAAAGACGTTTTGAATGAAGACGGTTATTTTGAAATCGGTCGCTTGTTTATTGGCCCAGCGGTTCAACCAACCGTCAACTATTCTTATGGCGCTGGACTTGCCTATGAAACCAACACGGCAATCGAAACCGCTCTAAACGGCGCTGAGTATTTCGACGTTCGCGAACCTTTTCGTGTGTTTCGTTTTTCGCTGGAAATGATGCCAAGCAATGAAGCATATGGCAAGTTCTTGGAGATCGTTCGCCGCGCCGGAGTGCATGGCGAAATCTTTGTTATTCCCGATCCAGATGATTTGTTTCAAGGCTTGCGCCGAAACTTCATGGGGCGTAATCGTCAGTTGAACCCATTAGAACAAACTCTTTACGCCGATAATGAAGTCAAAAACACAATGGCTTTTGAAATCAAGGAACTTCGCTGATGGCGACAAAACCACAATCTTCTTTTGATCGTATTCGCGATTCCAACGGAAACGCCTACGATCCCAACAACAACCCTGGTGGTTTGGCGCAAGGGGGTCATCGTCAAAACTTTGTTCCTGATTTGAATGCCGTAGCAGATGTAGCCGAATACGCCGCAAGCGTCGCAACCGAGGCTGCTACTGCTGCCACTTCCGCAACAAACTCCGCTTCTGCGGCTGCTGGCTCTGCCACCAATGCTGCTAGCAGCGCAACTGATGCTAGCAATAGCGCCGCTCGTTTTCAAGGAACCTCCACAACTAGCAACACTCCAAGTCTAGCCAGTAAGTCTTTTACAACGCAGCCTAACAAGGCTTTTACGGTTGGAACTTTTCTGCTAGCTCAATCAAGAGCCACAAGCGCGCTTTGGATGTTTGGAAAGGTTGTTTCCTATAATTCAAGTACAGGCGCGCTGGTTCTTGCTGTTGAGGCGATTGGAACAACGATTGCGGCTGCAACCGATTGGGATATTCTTGTTACCGGCGCTCGGGGCGTTGTTGGTCCTGATAGTTGGTCGACACCCGTTGCTTGGGCTGCTTCCATTGATTATAGTGCATCACCGCCGCGCTCAACGGTTGTTTATGATGGCGAAACCTATGTAGCTACCACGTCTCATACTTCTGGATCGACGTTCGATTCAACGAAGTGGATCAAAATTGCACAAAAAGGTTCTCAACTTTCCAAAGCCACGGGCGCGATTCTTCGTGCGCTTACGGATGACGCAAGCTATCTTACCGCAAAATCTCATGCGGATGCTATGGCTTATGACGTAAGAACAAACGTAAGCGTTAGCACGACTCCAAATCTTTCCTCGGCGTTTAATTTTTCGTTTACTATAACTGGAAATCTATCGATTAACGCCGGAACAAATTCAAAAGAAGGTTCATCTGGATTATTTGCTCTTAAACAAGATGCAACTGGCGGGCGAACGGTGTCTTGGAATACCTTCTGGGACTTTGGTGCTGATGGTCCGCCAACCATTCGCACTACTGCTGGTGCTACTGATTATGTATTCTATGTGATCAAGCCGGGAGCCACAGGAGCTATTTGCACATACAAGGCAGGCGCGTAATGCTTCCTCAGATTAATCCTATGATGCTTGGTGGGGCACTCGCTGTAGATCAAGTATTCAAGAACCAGAACCTTTCAACCCCTGCGACGTTTACACTTCCATTTGCACCAAGTTTGATTATCGATAAAAGCATCAGCTACAGCGACTCGGCTCGTTGGAGAACAAGTGAAAGCCTTAATGTCTTAGTTAGCAGTGCAACTACTGGTGCCGTATCAGCTTATCCGGGTAATACAGTCAATGGGTCAAATAGAACTTTCGATACGTATACTGCTGGAACCCAAGGAACCACTTCAGTATGGTCTTTTGCCAAGGCTGGAAATTTCTACGACTCGTTTACCTATATTGGTGATGGGTCTAACATCAAAACTCTCAGCCATAATCTAAGAGGTTATCCCGGTCTTATTATCGTTAAACGTTTAGATAGCACCTCAAATTGGACTGTTTGGCAACAAAGCTTATCTACAAATTCGTATCTATCTTTAAATACAACAGATATCATTTCGACTAATGCTTCTAATGCCATCAACTCTGTAACAAACACTCAATTCACTATTGGTAGCTTATTCAATATTTCTGGTGCCAGTTATATTGTGATGCTGTTTGGACATCAGACTTCTTCTGGTGGTTTCATTCGAACAGGGACGTATGTTGGAACCGGTACATCAGGCAACACGGTTGAACTCGGTTGGGAACCTCAATGGATCGTCATTAAAAGCATTTCAAGCACCGGTTTAAACTGGACTGTTTTTGATAATATGAGAATTGGTAATTCCACTCTACCATCTAGAAACAGCGCTATTACTCTTAACACCGCAAATACCCAAGCAACAAATATTGGAACCATCGCATTTACTTCCACGGGTTTTAGCCCACAGGCTGGTTCCATCAATCTTAATAATGGTACATATATTTACCTAGTCATTCGAAAGGGTATCTCCTAATGGCTTATGCTCAAAAACTTAACGGCTCTTGGGTAGAGTTACTAGCTGGAGTACCTGTTCAATATCGTATTGATAAAGATGAATTTCTTGTTTCCTATGATAGCATCCTTATTTGGAGTGATTCGGAACGTGAATTTGCGGGAATCTACCCGATAAAAGAAGGTGAGCAACCAGCCCAAGGCTATTTTGTTGCGTCGCGTAAGCTAGTTGACAAAGACCTTCGCCCCGTATGGAAAAACACGTTCGCTAAAACTGCAGAGCCGGAAGTCCCTGAAGAGGTGACTATGCGGCAAGCAAAGATCGTTCTTTCGCGTGCTGGTCGTTTCGCGCAAGCTAATGCCGCGCTTGAATCAATGTCAGGACAGCAAGGCGAAGAAGCCCGAATCGAATGGCAGTATGCCACTGTCCTTCGTCGCGATCATCCACTTGTTATAGGGATTGGCCAAGCGCTTGGTATGGATGATACAACGATTGACACGTTGTTTCGAGAAGCCGCCAAAGTGTAGTTGCCTAAATAAGATACAAGGAAACCCCGATGAAACTAACCTCCGCCCATCTTAACACTATCGCCGGTGGCACAAAAACAGCCGCCCGTCAAGCTAATATCGATGCCATTCTTCTTGGCCTTGACGCCTATGGCGAACAGGTCGGATTAAACACGGCACCGCGACTCGCTCAGTACATCGCACAGCTTGCACACGAATCGGGACGGTTCCGTTACGATCGCGAGGTTTGGGGACCAACCGCCGCTCAGAAGCGATACGAAGGCCGCGCCGATCTTGGAAACACCCAACCAGGAGATGGCTCCAAGTTTCGCGGCTACACCCCTATTCAAATCACGGGCCGCGCAAATGCAACGGCTTTTCGTGATTGGTGCCGCGCCAAGGGTTTGAATCCGCCCGACTTCGCGCAATTTCCCGAACTGATGAATACCGATCCTTGGGAAGGTCTTGGACCTATCTGGTTTTGGACGACGCGCGATTTGAACCGTTATGCCGACGAAGGCAATACGGAAATGATTTCGCGACGCATCAACGGCGGGACAAACGGTCTTTCGGATCGACTAGAACTTTTTGTTCGCGCTGGTCTTGTTCTTCTGGATTACAAGCTGGAAGCATCGGTTGTCAAGCGTTTCCAATCGGAACACGGTTTGACGCCGGATGACGTTGCGGGGCCAGCCACACGTCTAGCCATTCATAAGGCTCTTCAGAAGCTCGATACGGAACCATCAGCGCCAGCGGCAGAAGCGCCAACGGATACGCCTGTAGCAGAAGCGCCGCTTACGCTTGCTGATTATCTTCGCATCATCGAAGCGGCAACCGCCGCCATTCGCCAACTCTAAAGGATTGCCCCGATGGAAACCTTGATTGCCGCACTAACCCCTATATACACGGTTGCGGTTAGCATCCTTGTTCCGCTAGCCGTTGCGTATCTTCTGAAGCTTGTGAAAGATCGTACCGGCATCGCTTTGGAACAATCGGATCGCGATGCCTTGCAAACTGCGATTAAGAATGCGGCCCTTGTTGCGGTTGACAAGAGCGGTGGCGCCAAGATGGCAACCGTTGTCACGGATACGGCTATTGACGCGGGCGTTCGATACGTCAAGGAAGCGGTTCCTGACGCCGTGGAGCGCTTCCGCAAGCAAGGCTTGGACGATCATGCAATTGCGGCCAAGATCGCACCACAGGCTCAGATTTTGATTGATAGCGTTCCGACCGTTATTGCCGATACGACTAAGGCTGTTGCCACTGACGCCTTTGTACGCTCTGCCCTTGGTCGCTAACCGTGGACTTCTCACCCGTTGTTCAATACCTAATCGAACAAGGCGGCTTTGCGATAGCTTGCCTTGCCTTGGTTTGGTATGCGAACAAGCTCGATAAACGCAATCTTGATCTCAGCAACACGGTCAACACTCTTCAAAAAGAAGCGTCGGCTCACGTTGAGAGACTATATCAATCACGGCTGGAAGCCGAAGGCCGCATCAATACAACGCTGAACGAAGCTTCGCAAACTATGGAGGCGGTCGTTGATGTCGCCAAGGAACTGAAGCAAGCTGTTCAAACCAACAGCGAACAAATCAAGTCTCTTCAGACAATTTCACAAACGAACCAGGAAATCGGCCGCGACCTAAAAGCCGCTCTGCAAGTACGGAGGGACGCATGAGTTGGTTTCGCCGTGCTTTTGGCCATATTGATCCTCCACAAACATTGAATATTAATGAAGACTTATTGCGTCGCTCTTCTGAACTAGAAGATGCTCAGAAAATACAAACCGCTCTTGTGCGTTTGCAAGGCAGGGAACTAAGACAAGAGATGATCAACACCGCTCTTGATATTCGACAAAGGCGAGAGCGATGATAGCGCGTATAAAAAACTTCTTTCAAGCCGCGAATGAGTTGCTTTTTTCGCGCATTGGCATGACGTTTACGGTTTTCACGCTTGTTTACGTCTTTGCAATCTCACTCTTTCCGATGCTGTTTCTGGTGGAGGTAGCGAACGCTCTTGTTTTTGCGTTTGCAATTATTCTAGCAGTCATGTATATTCCCGACGCAATCTATGTTGCGCGAAACGATAAAGGTGAAGGCGGCCAATATTTTCTTGTAGGCTTCTCACTTGTCATTGTATGGCTTCTGGAATCGCGCGCTTTTTCGTCGGTTTGGCGATGGATGGGCAATCCCGATACATGGTTGAATCATCCATTTAACACGTTCTTTCTTTTCCTCCTCGCTTGGGGTTTGTTTACCCTAGCCGCTGCCCCTGGAATGCGGGGCGGTGAAGTCCCTATCAAGAATTGGCGCGTTATCGGTCTTGCTATTGCAGTTGCGATCTTCGTGTTCGGCGTAACCATCGGTCTTGTGTTCTCTGGCAAGATCAAGGAAGTTGCGGTTCCTACAACTGTTGCTGAGCTTCGCACGCAATGCGCAGCCAATCAACCCATCAAAGGAAATGTTCGTGGCTCGCGACTCATCTACCATGTCCCCGGTGGACTCTCTTATGACTCTACCATTCCTGAGCGTTGTTTTGCGACCGAATCCGAAGCCGAAGCGCAGGGTTTTCGTCGGGCGGGCGACTCGCCAGAAGGACGAAGATCGGAAAAACAAAGCTTGACTTTCGCGCGTAAATAGTATACGAACAAAGGCCGCTCAGAGCGGCCTTTTTCTTTTCAAGTGAGTCCCTGACATGGTAGCATTGACCGATGAACTGGCGCAAGAGGCTGTTGCGCTTTTGGCTCAGGAAGGAACGGTTACAGCGGTCGCGCGTCGGCTTGGCCTTTCACGTTCAACCGTTCAAAACCGTTTGAATCGTGCCAGTGAACGCGGTTTGGATGGTCGTTTGCCTGCTTCATTGCCACAAGGTCAAGTCGTCAAGGGTGAGTCGGTTTTGTATGACGAAGCCGGTAACATTAAAATGCGATGGGTTAAGACGAAAGCCGATCAGCCGACACCGGAACACATCGCTGAAATTCTAAAAGAAAGCTTCGAAAATTACCAAGCTCCTTACCTGAATGCAAAGCCGCAAGGCTATTCTGACACGGACCTTTTGACGGTTATTCCAGTTGCAGACGCACACGTTGGATTATTTAGCTGGGCTGAGGAAACTGGCAACGATTGGGATATCTCAATTGCCCGACGTGTTATCGCACAAACCACGAAGCGCTTGATCGAATCGACGCCAAATGCGGGTCATTGCGTTATTCTTGGCGGAGGTGATGCCACACATACCAACAACTTCGAAAACCATACCGCGAAGTCCAAGAACGCGCTGGATGTTGATTCACGGTTTTCCAAGGTTCTTCGCTCGGCTTGTGAACTGTTTGTTCAAATTACTGACTTGGCTCTTCAGAAGTTTCCGCGTGTCACTGTTCGTATCTTGCCTGGAAATCACGACGAGACGGCTTGCTTTGCGATTGCCTATTTCTTGTCGGCTTGGTATCGCAATGAGCCGCGCGTTGAAGTCGATACATCGCCTTCACTTTTCTGGTGGTATCGTTTCGACAACGTGCTTCTGGGCGGCGTTCATGGGCATACGGCCAAAATGAAGGATATGCCGCAGATTATGGCGGTTCGGCGTGCTGAGGATTGGGGACGGACCCAGCATAGATACATCCACACGTTCCATATTCACCACATAGAACGGTTTGTAAATGAAGCTGGTGGCGTTATCTGCGAAAGCCATCAGTCGCCTTCGTCGCAAGACGCTTGGCATTTCAACGAAGGATTCTTGTCAGGGCGGTCCATGCAATCCGTGACTTATCACAGAAAGCACGGTGAAGTTACACGAAATAGGATTGCAATCTACGATGAATGAAAAAGGGGCCAATTGGCCCCTTTTTACTTTTCGTATTTGAAAGTCTCGCTTGATTTCCAACTTTCGCTTATTTCCTTCTCGGAAAAGGACCCTGGACCTCTCCTTAATGAGAAACCATCCAGAAAACCTTCGCGATAAGCTTCTTCGTTGGAAATCTCCTCTTCGTATCCAAGAATTTTCATCGCCCGTTCAATTCCAATAGGCCCTTCGCACATATAGCAAAAGCAAGGCGTTCCTTTTGAATTCGAAATATCGCAAGGACACATTTCGGAAAGTATTTCTGCCTCTTGTATATTAACCATTCCCCTTCTCCCCCTCGGCGGTTGTGGTGCTTCGGAGGGCGGCGCGGGACGCTGCTGGCATGGCGTCGGCACCGAGCAACCATGCTGCAGCGATCTGTCCTGTAAGCCCGCCCTGGTTCTCGGCCCGAGCATACAGCCGATCCCGCTCGTCCTCGCGGATGCGCTCCTCCTCCGCTGCCCTATCCCGATCGGCCTCGTGTGGGGCGGGTCGGGAGGCGAGGCGCGTGTTTGCCCAGCGGATCGCAGCGCGGGCCGTCCGCATCTCTTGCGCAGTCATCTCACCCATGTGCAACCGAAGCTGCTGGGCTGGCATGTCGGGGTCGAGAGGCTCATCACGGGCCGGGATGTCGTCGCGCGCGGTCATGGCTGGCTCCGAGCGGCGAGAATGGCTTGTCGGCCTGCTTCGGTGATCTGCCAGGCGCCTTGATACTCAACGAACCCCGCTCGCCGTAGATTGGCGAGAAGACGAGACGCTTCCTCCCGCGTCCAATTGTGCCGCCGAGCGAGATGCAGCGCCGAGCATCGCATGACGCTCATGTCCGCCATGATGCCGTTGTAGGGAGGACCCCAAGGGCCGCGCACGGTCTCGCGAGAAAGGTGGTCACCCATTGGCCCCACCCTCCGCATCGCTGGCCGGGAGTGCCGGAGCCTTGTGTTGGGTGAGGGAGGCAGGCAGGCGAGCGGCATAGTTCTGCCAGGCGCGACCCGCATAATGTCGATCCGTTCCCGACGTGCTATTGCGTCCAGCCATGAACGCGCCTTCAAGTCGAGCCAGTTGCCCTTTCCTTTGTGCCTCTACCGTCTCCTCTAGGAGAGCGGATCTGGCCCGCTCGTCCTTATAGGCTTTCGACAGGACTTCCTTCTCGACGCCGAGTGCGGCGAAGGCTGCGATGGCATCGACCAGTTTCTCCTTCGTCTCCTCGTGTGCGGCGCGCTCTGCATCAAGGGCGGCTTCGGCAATGCGCGCTTTGCTTGCCATCATGGAAGGCGTCATGCCTTCCTCTTTGATGAAGCCGCGAAGGCAAAGGGCGTCGGCTCGATCGTGCTCGCCCGCCACCGCCTCCTGATCCTTTCCACCTGATGGAACGAGACAGGAGCGGATGAACGGCAGCAGTGCTTCGGCAAGGGCGCCGGCCCCGAGGTCATGCCGTCCATCAACGCGGCGGATTTCCTGCGCAAGGGCGTCAACGTCCAGCCCCATCACCCCGGCATCAGATGGGACCGGAAAGGCGAGGGCGGGGGATGCGGCGAGGGCGGAGCGAACGTCAGCCACAACGGGCATGAAGAGCTTCTTCCACCAGCCGCGCCAGTCGTTGTGCAAACCCCACCGCTCGTGAAGGTCTTCTGGGTCACCAGCGATAGGCTGCTTCGCCAAAACGGCGTCCAGCCTCGCCAAGACAGTCTCGGTGGGCACGGGGATCGTGGGGGAGGTCATTCGTCATCTCCTTGGGTTTCCATCAGCGTCTTGTACCACGATCGTTTGGCGTCCGCAAGGTTCTCCGCCTTGCCGGCTGGCGAAGCGGCAAAAGCCGCATCGATGCGCTGGCGTTCGATCAATGGTGACATTTCTCCATCAAACGCATCCTTCAACGTATTGAAAAACAGGTAATAAGCAAATTCCTCGTTTGCCCTTGAAACACCGTTCTCAGCCAAAATCTTGCTCAACTGACTAGCAGCATGGGAAATAATCTTACTAGCATCATCCATCATGGCCGCATCGCCACTTCCTTAGCTCGCGCCACGAGATTCAGAACGTCTTCGTCCATATAAACCTCATCTTCGATGGACTCGATCCATTCCACAAGCTCGCAAACCATTTGCTCGGATTCTTCACAACGATACATCCAGTAAGAATCGTCGCGCTTCAGGTCGTCATCGTACATTAGTAAGTTCCCTTCAGCGCGCCAATCCGGTCATAAAAGCAGTCGCGAACACGGCGCGTATCCAATGCTACGCCTTCAACGATATTAGTGTTCAGGCAATCCGTCAACGGTTCAATGATATCCTGGCCCGCATTTATCATGGTTTGAGCGGTTTCGAAAAATTCAACGGTAGCGACTTGCTGTTCCCGAACGCACGCCTCATAAGGCGCGGTCAATTCGCCATTGTTTTCAAGATAACAGAATTGCACCGCAAGACGCGCGATTGTTGCAACCGGGTCGGCGTTCATTTCCGGTTGCGTAGGTGATCCGATTGCAGGGTTAGCCGCAATCAGTGACAGAGCAATAAAGGCCGACGCGATCATGTGTCTAGCTCCCTGACTTCTTCCGCCAGATACGGCCACGTTTCGCCCGCGCACGGGTCGGCATCGAACTCGATGTCATAAACGATTTCGCCGTGGTCGTTCGGGAAACTGGCGCGAACCGTTCCCTCCTCAGCGGCTAGCGGAAACCAATCGAACTGAGGCATTTTGTCGGCATCCAGAAAATCGTGGATGACATAGACGCGCGTTCCGTTGGGGTAGGTCATTGGGCGTTCTCCTGTTCTTCGTTGTAGGCAAATTCGCCATAATGCAAAATAGCAGATTTTCGATAAGCGTCAACCGCATCTTCAATCTTATCAAACGAACCTATGTGCAATCGTTTACCCTCTACTCCAATCTGAGCGACCCATTTTTGTGCTGCCTTATGCCATCGAACGCCCTTATATCCGCACTTATTATCCTTATGCCTTCTGCCATTCCTTCCGTTTTGTTGTCTAGTTGCCTCTCTTAAATTTTCGAATCTATTGTCAGTTCTGTTACCATTTTTATGATCAATTAGCTCTTTTGGCCAATTAGAGGTCATATAAAACCAAGCCAAACGATGAACTAAATACGTTTTACTAAGAACTTTGACAGAGCGATATCCCTGGTCAGTCAACCATCCGCATTCTTCGCCTTTTGGCGCTTTATATCGTTCAACCTTCCATGTCATTATACCACTCAACGGATCATAATTGATAAGATTAATTAACTCTTCGTGTGTTATCACTCGAAAAATTCCTTTCGAATCTCGTCAATAGCATAATCGCTGAGTGACTTCTTGGACCGTAGATTAGCCAAAATCTTCGTGTCCACCGTCGATTTTGCTACAAGATCGATATAGGTTACAGCGCCCTTCGTTCCAATGCGGTGAATCCGATCCTCAGACTGCCAGCGCTCCGTCGCATTGAACGAATTGCTATAATAGATAGCCGTCTGACAAGCGCCCTGGAGATTGAGACCTGTTCCTCCTGCCGCAGGATTTGACACGAAATAATCAATGCCGCTGTTTGGATCAAGGAACGCATCGCGTGCCTTCTCGCGTTCAGCAGGCGTCGTATCGCCATAATACGTAACGCAGCGCTTTCCAAGAGCCTTGGCGATTGACTTAACATCTTCCGTAAATCTAGCCCAGATAATCGCCCGCCCTTCGATTGATTCGAGAACGCTTAACAAAGCTTCCAATCGCGGATTAGGCATCTGAACGATAGAACCGTCTTCTTGCGGCAAATATCCAGAAGAGATTTGCTGAAGCCTGACAATCGCGCTTGCCGCATTAGCAACCGTAACCGTTGTATCATCATCGATCTTCGTCAGAAACGATTGTTTGATATCCTTGTAGTGCTTTTTTTGCTCTTCGCTCAGTTCAAATTGGTAAGTGTCATAAATCTTCGGCGGAAGATCAAGTTCGTCCTTCGTTGCGCGAAAAACATAAGGATCAATCTTCGCGTAAAGTTTGTCTAGGTTTTTAGCGCCTGTAATAACAAGTCCAAACCCGTTGTCGCGACAAACACAATACTCGCTACGAAAAGAACTGAAATACTTGTTTCCGATAATGCGCTCATCAAGGAACTTGAATTCACCGAAAACGTCAGCAATGTTATTAGCGATGGGGCTTCCGGTCAGACCGGCCCGCGCTACGCATTTTCGACTGAGGGCGTATGCAATCTTAGAACGCTGAGACGACGGGTTCTTCAATGTGTGAATTTCATCGGAGGCAAATAGGACGCGGCCCTTGTGGCTAGCGATAAAGCGTTCCAAAAGTGCAGCGCCGTCTTTGCCCTTGATCGCGTCCACATTCATCGTAACGACTTGCAAGCCGTTAAAAGCAAGCATCTGTTCGAACGCTGCCAGCGCCGTCTTTGACTTCTCCCAAGCCCAAGCTTCGAACGGGACGCTCATATGCGTTGGAAGCTGTTCTTCTACCCATTGCGAATGGACGCCTTTCGGGCTCAAGATAACGGCTGCGTCAATCTCGCCTTTGCACCATTTATAGGCGATGATGTCAGACAAGCATTTTGATTTTCCCAAACCCATTTCGAGAAGGAGTGCGAAAGCCGTCTTGTCGCGAAGCTTCTCGAAAGCCTTGACCTGATGCGGATATGGTTGCGTTTTGAACGCAAATAGCGGCCTCGCAGCCGCTACGGTAACATCCTCGAATGCCGACAGGTCTTGTCGCTTGTCATCGATCGGCACATCGGGAAAGCGCTCGCGAAACAAGGCGACATTGTGGCCAGTTGGCTCGAAACGGAAAGCCCCGCCCTGAGCGAAAGATTTTCGCCCTTCAAGGCGTGCGCTGAAACCCACTACAGCTTTGAGATCGGCTTTTTGCCAAACGGCGCGTGTATCATCGATAACAAGCATCAATTATGCAACCCTTGATAAAACCAGATAGATAGAGCGATAAAGAAAGCAGCCTTATCCCATTCGCCCGGTTTTGCTACCGCAATTGCATAAACACCACTAATAAGCCAAGCTAAAAGCGTCGTGATCTTAAAGAAAAACTCAATGTCTGACACCCTATCCTCCAAACAACACATAAGCCACAAGAAAGCCCAACACGAAAGCCGTCAGAAGCGCAGGGCGCGGATCACCTATCATCGCGATCCCCTGCCCAGCCGAAGCGACCCCAAAGATAGCCACTACCGAAGCAGATAGCGCCGAACCACAGAAGTTGGAATGTGGTCATTGGGGCGACTCCGGCAACGGTGTCCAGCAATCAAAGAAGCCATCCGCATATTCGTTTCCATCCGCTTGCCAAGGATAGGTCTGGTTAAAACCCGACCACCAAACAGAATAGAAATCCCAGCCACATCCGTTATCACGCCCAGCCAAAAACGCTGTTCCATCGCGAGGGGCAAACGCCATGTCAAACCAATCAACAATTGGTCTCACACCAATAATCAATCCCATCCCTCAAACTCCTCCAACGGGCACCAAGCCACCGGCACATGTTCCGCAATTGCGGAACCCTCTTTCTGGCGCCATACGAACGCACCGTAGCGCGAATCGCGCAAAGGTGCCGCCTTGTACCGGACAATGGCGTAATCGCGTTCTACGGGGTACGTATGGCCGTCTATGACCTCCTCT